GTCATGGTTGCTGGCCCGCATGACCCAGATGAAGATGTCTTCGTCGTCGACGAAGCCACCCAGGCCGGACACACCGGTCTCCTGCAGGTACAGGTAGTCCTTGGCGGTGTCCTGCATCTCCCAGTTCATGCGGGAGTTGGGCCGGCGCACCTGATAGGTGCCCGACTCCAGCTTCACGGTCTGGGGCTGGCCGGTGCGGACTGCATCGGCGAAGCCCCTCCAGATGGCCTTCAGCTCGGGGAAGCTCTCGACCACCCCGTTGGGCTCGTAGCGATCGTCGATCGGGGGCATGCCCGAGAGGTGGCCTTCGATGGAATCGTCGGCCAGGCCGTAGAGGCAGATGTCGTTGTCCGCCGGTTCCTCTCCCTCCGGGGCCTGGGGCGCAGGCTGGGCCTGTACCAGGGTGGAGAGGTCGGGAAGGGCGGGCATCTTGACGTGAGGTGCAGCCGGGGCACTGGTCGGTGCTGCCGGCTGCGCGTAGGCATCGGCGCTTCCGCCGTGTGCCTCCATCAGGCGCTTGATCAACGCCTGCGCTTGGTTGAAGTCTTTGCTCATGCGAGGGGAACCTCCGCTCCAATGTTGGAGATGAGAAGATCGATCTCGTCGCTGCTCAGATCGAAAGGAGAACGAGACTCCACTTCACTGGGGAGAATAGCGAAGTCCCCCAGATCGGTCTCGGAGTCGAACTCGATCTCGTTCAGCTCACGATGCGCACGGGCCGCGAGAAGGTTGGCTTTCAGTGCTGCCCGGTGGGCTGCCTTGTCGGGCACCGTGTTCTGTTCGAGCACGAAGTCCACTGAGGGCACGATGTTGGTCAGCTCCAGGGTGTCGTCGTTGAAGTCGGGCTGTACCGTCTCGTCGATGAAGGTGGTGCGCAGATTCCAGCTGCGCTTCATCTTGGGATCCTCCTTGCGGATGATCTCCACGATCTGCGCACACCACTTCTGCTTGCGCTGCCAAGAGACCAGCACGGTCACGAGCAGAACCACGCTCTTCACTGCCCAGACGTTGAACGACTCGATCTGGTCCTTCTTGCGGGTGTTGGGAGTGAAGGTAGCGGGGATCTCCAGCATCTGACGGAGCTGGTCTTCGTCGATGTTCAGGGGCCACACGGTCTGGCCGTCTACGCCATCCAGGATGGAAAGCTCCTGGACGGCGAGTTCTACTTTCAGCACGATCTACTCCTCGAAGTCTTCGGGGTCGGCACCGCACCAACCACACACGCCGCTCCAAAGGCGGCGATGCTTGTGGCAGACGGTACAGTTCCCGAAGTCGTTGATGTCGGGTTGGGTGAGGTTCGGCGTCTTGACTCGCAGCGCGCACTCCCCATCGGGGGCTTGCTCTGCGACTTCGGTTAGCTCCACCTCCACGGGATTCGACGCGTTCTTGAGCAGCTGCGCCCATCGCAGCTGTTCCTCGTGTAGCCGATCGCTCATGCGATCCTCCTTAGACGAGGGAGTTGACGACCAGGGCGGCGGTCGAGGTCAGCACGGCGAACGTGCCGAGCACGTTGTTGCCCCGGCTGAGCTGGATGAAGCCGGCGATGCCGCCGAGGATGGCGAGGGTGGTGATCAGCATGATGACACGTCTCCTTGCGGATGTTGATGAGAGGGGGAAAAGGAAGGGCCCCACCATGGGGCCCTTCTCTTGGATCCGGATCCCGCTAGGGATCCCTGCGTAGCACAGGATCCCGTCAGGGATCCATGCGCTGTTCCCAGCAGCGCCCGTCCAAGTCGGCCTGGGCGGCTTCCTTGGTCGGGTAGTACTGGGAGTCTCGGCTGACCGGTCCCTGCTCGTCCCAGCAGCCTAGGTAGTACCCGGCTCCGGACTGGCAGACGGTCAGCGGGTGATCCTCTTCGAGGATCTTGGCGGCGAGGAAGCTGGTCTTGTGCGTGATGCAGTGGTTGACCAGTTCCTTCTCCAGCAGATCTTGGGGCGGGCGCGTGAAGGACATGGTTTCGAGGCAGCCCATGGGTTCTGCTACTTCCATTCGTTCGGCCACTGGATCCGCCCCTCATTGAGGCGGAACTTCTGCGGCGCGGTGGGTCGGTTGTAGGAGCACTTCTCGTGGTACAGGCAGCGGGTCTCGTCGCTGCCCCGCTCCACCACCGGGCGAATCCCGATGATGTTGCGGGCGACCTCGACCAGAGCCCCGCTCCCCCGAGTGGACTTCTTGTCCTTGGTGCGATGGATCACACCCAGGATGGAGACGTCCTCGGCTCGGCACCACTGGCGCAGGGACTGGATCTCCAGGCGGCTCTTCTTGTAGGCGGTGCCGGCTTCCAGGAAGTTCAGCACCGGATCGAGAACCACCAGCCGGGGCTTTCCCAGCTTGGTTTCGACTTCCTTGACCATGGCTCGCAGCTCCGTGAGTCCGCGGGGGTAGTTGGCCTGGAGGTCGAGGTCGTCGATGATGGCCACACGATCGAGGGCCGGGGCGGTCTCCGGCCGCCGAGAGTTGGCCCGCAGGCGGCCCTTGATGATCTCGGCGTAGTCCTCGGTAGACAGGAACAGGGTCAGGTCTCCATTCTCGGCGATGTTGGCGGCGATGTGGGCGGCGAAGGTGGACTTCCCGATGGCCGGGTCTCCCACCAGGAAGGTGAGTTCCCCTCGGGGAATCCAGGGCTCGGCCAGGTAGGCCAGCGGCCGGTCGGGGATCTCCCGAGCCAGCCGCACGGCCTCTCCGAAGGTCAGCGGTTGGGACTTGGCGGCCATACGTCTTATCTCCCGTCCAGAAATCTCTGGTAGGTGTGCCCATGGCAGGGCTTGGGGTGGCAGAAGCAGACCAGGGTCTTTCCCTGGTGCTGGCGCAGGGTGGCATGGATCCACTCCAGGCGCTTGGGTTCGATCACGAACAGGCCCGAGTCTCGGCGGTAGAACCAGTTCTCGAACATGCGGATGCTCTCGGAGTGGTCCTTCACCTTGACTTCGGCCAGGGAGATCGGCCGCGCGCTGAACGGGTTGCCATAGTGCATCCCGTTCCGCTTGCGCCCGATGTACACGAAGTGTTCGTCCCGCACCCAGTTCGGGTAGGTCCGATCCAGCTCGTGCTTGTTGGCCACGGAGGTGGCCGGTAGAACCTTCTGCATGTGTGGTCTCCTAGGTGCGCAGTCGATCGCGCACCGCCATGAGGATTCGTCCCAGCTTATTCTCGCCCCAGTAGGTGTCATTCTCAGGTGAAGCGGGCTCGTGAGAGACACTAACGCATTCTCACAATCCCATCTTCCACCTTTCCGATCCACTGGTTGGGCTCCAGGGGCTTTCCCTGGGCATCGTGCGTGCGGATCACCCACACGATGCGTGCGCCCTTGCGGGCGCGAGCCGCTTCCGGGCTGGTCTTGTTGGGATTCTGTTCGACGTAGCGGATGCCTTCGTGGTCCACTCCGATGCAGGCCCCTCCCGCCATGACCTTGGTACTCACCCTAGCACCACTGGGCAGGCTGAAGAAGCGAACCTTGCTGAAGATGGCTCCCACGATGGCAGCCAGCTCGGGGAACTGGTCGACGTTCCCGAGCACGCGATCCATCCCGCGGTGGTCGATCTGGGTCTGAGCCATTCTGGCTCCTCCTCACGAAGCTGAGAGAATCAGAGGTCTCTCAGGCAGGCACCGACTCGTACTGGATGCCCACCCTCTGGAGGGCCAAGCCCAGGTAGCCGGTGATGTTGATGATTCGGTTCAGCTCGCCCACATCCCAGGCGTCGCTGCTGATGGTGTGTGGTTGGAACCTAGCGTCCAGCTCGATGCCCCTGAAGCGGGCCCGATGGATCTTGAAGCGGGTTTCCTGCGCCCACTTCTCCACGGACTCGGGGCTTCCGTGGCGGTGGGTGGTGAAGCGGATCTCCTTGATGCGGTTGGGATCGTAGGTGAAGCCGATGGCTACCTCGCGACCCCGATAGAGGATGTCCTCTCCCCCGTAGTTCAGCTGATGGACGAGAAGAAACTCGCTTCCTTCTCGGCGGTAGAAGATCTCCGACAAGACTTGGTCTCCTTGAGCTTGGTGGCCGGCGCATCGTAGAGCGCCACCCACTGGCAGACGATGCCGATGAGGGCCAGAAGCAGGATTCCGGCCATGATCATCCGATGGACCTCACCAGGATGATCGTCACGAAGTGGTCGAACAGGGCCAAGAGCAGGCCCACGCCGGACACTCCGAGCACATGTAGCGGCTTCATGCTCGGTTCTCCTTGATCTCCTCGCAAAGGCCAAAGAGATCGTCGTGGTTGAAGTTGCGCAGATCGATGAGGCGCACACCTTCGGTCTCCGCGATGCGCATGCCCTGTCCCGTACCACCGAGGCGGTTCGGAGCAGGAAAGGCGAGGCAGAGGTCGACAGCCATGAAATCGGGGGGAGGGAGCATGATGGAGGAGTTGCGGGACATGAGCTTCTTGGCTCCCTGGCTCAGGCGATTCCAGGCGGGATGGTGCTTCTGGGCGACCAGCTCGAAGTACTTGCTGCGATCCTCGGTTAGTTCGTCCAGGTTGTGAACGATGTTCTTGTCATGGATGGCGTGGCGTTCGAAGTTGTACCAGGGCAGATGCAGATGTACCAACGCGGGATTCACCCGGTTGGCACCACGAGCGAAGGCCTGATCGGCTCCCGGGGCATTCCCGGTATGTAGCTCATGCCCGCACTCCACCACCCAGGCACCCAGCTTCTCGCAGGTACCCAGGCAGAAAGGATCCAGATCTCGCGAACCAATGCACGCAACACGCATGATTGGTACCTCCTGTTGATGACCACCACACGAAGAGAATACCGAACCCCTACTGGGAGTGCCCTCCGCACTCCCTGGGATTCATCTGTGATGTCCTACCACGCGCGCGCCAACTCCGGCCCACGCTGGTAGTTCTTGATCGACACCACATTTTTGGGCCGGGTACCCAACAGCAGGCGTCTCAACTCTCGACGCTCATGGGCAGGGAGATCGTTTAGCTCCACGGGTTCTCCCATCTTCTCCAACAGGCGTTCGGGCAAGCGATCGATCAGCTGGGTCAGCTTGTGGCTCACGATCAGGCCGGCCACGAAGGCCAGCAGTAGGTAGAAGTACACGGTCTGGCCTCCTTTCGTTGGCCTTGGGCGAAAGAGAAGGGAGAACAACCTGGCATCTCCAGGCGTTCTCCCGTTCTCTACCTAGTGGACGGTATCCTTCTTGGGCAGGAGACCGGCCGATTGCAGGCGGTTGCGCACTCTCTCGTACGCATCGTCCATGGCTTCCTTGGCTCCCGGCACCTGTTCTTCCGCAGTTGCCTGTTGGGCGGGGGTCAAGGTAGCCAAGCGGCGATCCATGGTCATCTCGTACACCGCCGAGATGTCCTCATGGATGCTGGACAGAACTTCCGCTTCGTCGTCAGCGAGATCCTCGTCCAGCAGGATCTCCTTGAGCAGCGCGAGGACCTTCTCGAACTTGGCGTCCATGGCGTCCTCTCAGAACAGCAGGTTCCGCACCCAGTCGCCCCAGGTCTTGATGACCAGGGCGAACAGGTAGGTCCCATGCAGGTAGAGGCCGAACCCAAGGGCACTGGCGAGGGCCCCGTGGGCAAAGCCGTTGGTGTAGCGCAGCATCACTGGTACCTCAGGATGCTGGGGCCGTAGCAGGCCAGGGCCCGCTCCTCGTGATACTCGAAGACGTCGGCTTCCATCAGGTCGAGGTCGGCCTGGGTCAGGGGCTCGAAGCGCCCCGTGGTGGGATTCAGCTGCAGGATGCCGAAGGGACCGAAGTCCACCCGGCCCAGCAGTCGGTTGATGAGGCGTCGGAACATGGTCAGATACTCCTGATGTTGGGAGCTTCCTGGAACAGCTGACTCAGCTGACGTGAGGCTTGCTCCCAGTTGAGGCGGCGCACGGCTTCGTCCACCACGTCGGACATGGCAGGGTCCACCGGCTTTTCCCACTCTTCGCGGGGTCGGTTGATCCAGCGCTTGCCATCGTAGTCGAGCGATGCCTTGTAGACGAGATCGAGGTAGGCGTCGTCCACCTTGATTCCCGGGCACACTCGGGTGAGTGTCCCTTCGAAGCCACCGCAGGTCGAGCAGGCGAAGCAGTTGCACAGCATGCAACCGTACGGCTGATCGCAGGGGGCGCAGAGGGCTCGGACGTGGCCGTTGAGGGTGCTCATCGGTTCACCCACTGGCTGTCCCTGCGCGCGGCGGTGCGAATGGCCCCGGTGTTCAAGCGCAGGTGGGTGAGCGAGCACTTCTGGCAGATGTGGCGACCGGGCAGTCGCGGGTAGCTCCCGCAGGCCTGGCAGCACGAGGTGAAGCACCACCACCAGTAGCGCAGCAGCACGAAGGGTGCGGCGCACAGGCGGCGGAGCCAGAAAGGCAGGTGATCCATGATGGTCTCCTTGGTTCGGGTTGGTTCAGTGGCTCGCCTTGCGGCTCGCCTTTAGTCGTCCGCCGGGATGCGCTTGCTGTTGGCGTGGCGCAGGGCGAACAGGGCTTCGAGGTCCGTGTCCGGCGGCAGGTCTTCGACCCGCGCACCGTACATCTCGATCTCCTCGCGGGTATTGCTACCCACGAGGACGAGCATGCACACGGTGAAGAGGAGGTAGGCTCCGAAGGCGAACCATCCCCAGTTGCTTGCGATGAACTCGAACATTGATTCACTCCTTCCGGTTGATGGGCGTCAAAACGAAGGGAATACAGTGTTCACACCGCGTGTTCACTGTACGTCCGCACAACGTGTGCAGGCTGTTCCTTCGATGGAAAAAGAGGGCGGGCCTCACTAGGAGGCCCGCCCATGTGGCGCACTCTCGGTTTCGGTTCGCTACCGTGTATTCCAACGGGGTTCACAACCTACGGCAAGGGTGCTCCGACCCCACTTAGATGGGGTACTTACCGGCATCCACCTAGCTGACCAGGCATTGGTGGTCGTAGCCGGGACATTTAGGGCCCACCCTGGTTGAGGGAGCAACTCTCCCAGGGTAGGCCCAGCGCATGGAGCGCAGTAGCCTTACGGCTAAAGACGGATCGCTCTACATGCGCTAAGATAGGTTGACAGACTATGCTCAGCGCGTCCGCGCTTCGCTCCCTTTCGGGATTTGCAGTATCCGGTCTGTCAGCGGATGCTCCGGATCACTTGGGCTGCGGGCAATGCGTGACCCGCAGCTGGGTGTCCTCGAACGGCGGATCCCAGGACTCCCTGACCACCCCGCCATCCCGGCAGAGTCTCTCGATCAGGGCGTCATAGTAGCCGCTGGCAAGGGTCAGCCGGCGAGCCAGCCAATCCTTGTAGTGCAGAGCGTAACCGAAGTCATCTCGGGTACACTCGATGCGTCCCTTGGAGCGTTCCCTCACCTAGTTGCAGGCTTCGTCAGCGAAGGCTCCGAAGGGCAGGGCGAAGGCGAGGAGGGCGAGGAGGTGCTTCATGGCTACTCCCTCACCCGCTCGATCTCGGTCAGCATCTTCACCTCGTAGTCGGTGAGGGTCTCACCTTCCACTCGGTTGCGGCCCTGGGCTTTGGCTCGGTAGAGCGATTTGTCGGCGCGTTCCACAAGAGCCCACCCATCTTCGTCCGTCTCGGACTGCAAAGCAAAGCCCACGCTGATGGTCACCGGAGGGAGACCATTGACGCGGGCTTGCTCTACCGTGCGGCGGATGCGCTCGGCCATGACGGCCAAGCCAGCGATGCTGGTCTGTACCAAGATGCAGACGAACTCCTCGCCCCCGTAGCGGGCTGCGATGTCCGTGGTCCTGGTACAGGCCTGGATGATTCTGGCCACCTGAGCGATGACCTCATCACCCACTCGATGTCCGTACGTATCGTTCACCTGCTTGAAGTGATCGATGTCGCACATGATGATGCCGAGGTTCTGATCGGTCCCCCGGCGGCGATGCTGGAACATGCCCTGAAGGTGCTGCTCGAAGGCCCTACGTCCCAGGAGGCCTGAGACGCAGTCCCGTCCTAGCTGCTGGATCTCCTCCTTGGCGGCCTGGAGGGCAGCCTCCAGTTCTCGGATGCGTTGGTACGGATCCATGTCAGCTCTCCCTGATGTGCTTGATGGAGACCCCGTCCTCCTTGAGGGCGCGGACGCAGTCCCCGCACAGGTTGGTCTTGAAGGGAGGCAGGGATGCGGCATCCTGCCTCATGAAGCGGTCGGCGGCGGGGTACTCGTGACACCCGTCACACTCGGGGATTTCGATGCATTCATCCATGATGCGGGACTTGATGCTGGTCTGAACGGCCGCGAGGATGTGCTCCTCGTTCTGCAAGCCGGCGGCGGCTCGGTTCTTGGCCAGCTCCCGAGCCTTGGCGAATTCTTCGTCGATGATCGTGAGGGCCTTGAGGGCCATGGTAATGCTCCTTGAGTAGGGGTTGGTGTCGGAACCCAACCCGGGATCACCCCGGGTGGCAAAAAAAGAGGGAGCCTCCCATGCTGGTGCATGAGAGGCTCCCATGTTCTTCTTGCGGCTGGTACCCCGGGGCTCATCCAGGTTGGCTTCCCAACCACGGCGAGCCCCAGGGGTTCAGCTGCTGGCGTTCGCTACGCGGCGTTGCGCGCGAACGGGTTGCCCGAGCGGATCGCCGGCGCGGCCGCCTGGGGCTCCGGCTGCGACGCCGGGGCCTGGGCGGGCGTGTTGGCGGCCTCCGCGAGGGTCGCCTGCACCTCCTGATCCGCGAAGATCAGGGTGGTGAGGACCGTGCGAAGGGCGGCCGAGCGGGGCATGAAGTGGTCGTAGAACTCGCCGTCGGCCCCCTTCTCGGAGGGCATGTCGATGTGGGCCTTGCCCTTCAGCGACTTCACGACGATCCCGCGCAGCTTGATGGGGAACTTCACCCCCGTCGCGGTCTTGACCACGAGGGTCACGTCCGCGTAGCCGAACAGGACGCTCTGCGCGTGGGGCACGATCTTCCGGTGGAACCGGTCGACGCGGCTCTCGTCGCAGATGGACTCCCACAGGAGGGCGGCCTCCTGGTTGGCGTCCGCGAGGTTCTGGTGCTCGTACTTGGTGCGCTGCATGATTGCTCATGCTCCTTGTGCTTCCTGGCTGGTTTCTGGATCCCAAGTGGCGGAAGCAGTCCTGTCTGGGATCCCATCATCGGTCTGAGAGAATACCGCTGCGCAGTAGTACCCTCACGGGCTTCCACGCAGCGGCTCTTCCTGACCGCAAAAGATCTAAGCGAATACACCCCTGCATAGTACCCCCTCTCGGTTCTTCTCCCCTTGAGTGGTACTATCAGTGGGCGGAAAACGAAAAGGAAAATCCCCACAGATGTCCGACCAGGAATGCGCACGTATGCACACCCAGTAGGTACCAATGGAGTACGCATAGTTGTCTACCTCCATGGTCGCTTCGTGTAGTACCTACTTTTGGCGTGCGCATCTTTGACCCTCAGGGGTGTGGGCCTTGCTTGGCCCCTGATTGGCGAAAAATGCTCGGCGCAATGGAAAATGAAAGCGCGCAATGATAAGAGCCCCATGTTGTGTTCGTATCATAGCACGCTTGTTGGTTGCGCATCTATGGAAAGGATCTACCTCTTGGGAAAAGAAAGGGGGCCAACCTGATAGCATCTCAGGTTAGCCCCCGTTTCTTCTGGGACAGGGATTGGCTCGCTGTGGGGTGCCGGTTAGAGCCAGCGGTCCATGGCCTTGGTGACCAGCGGATCCACCACGAAGATGAACCCGAAGGTCAGGACGAGCATGATGGTGAAGGCGAGGCCCATGGTTAGAACCTTCCATCACCCGGGATGCAGTGGTACATCTCGGGCTGGTCGTCGATGACGACCGAGAGTCCGCCGCTCTGGCGGATCTCGGTGAGCATCTGGTTGATCTCGCACAGGTCGATGGGGTCGATGGCCTTCAGCAGGCGATCGGCCTTGGGAGTCCAGTACGGTGCGGGCATGATCTTGCTCCTTCTGGTTGCTGGGTGAGTCTCCGTCAGGCTCACCCAAAGATCTAAGCGAATAGCTCGGCGGAAAGCCTCACTGCGAGGCATCCCCTGGCATTGGCTCTACTTCCGGCAAATACCGGCAGGGTAAAGCGACACCCTGGTACCGGTGGGGATGCCTCTGAGGCTGCGGAGGGTGGGTTATACGGGGCGATCGGAGGAGGGTTGATACTCCAGGGTCCCCCGCTGAAAGTGTAGAGATGGCAAGGATTTACACCTGCTGTTGGGTACCACATCTGGGGCCATCAGGGGTGCCAGGACAGAGGAGACCTATTGGTACATGGGGTGTCGATCGCACCCACTCGATAGATATGTGGTACTTGGTACTTACCCCGGCCACTACCTTGGTGGGTATCGATCGTAGATGGTGGGTATCGATCGTAGCTGCTCCCGTTGGTCGCTATCTACTACCATAGATGTTAGGCTACGATCGATGGGGCCATGGTACCTATTGGAGGCACCTACTTTTGGTACATGCATCCGTGGCCCTCGGGGGTGAAGTCCAAGGGTGAATCTCTGGGGGCACCTTGTTTTGGTGTATGCATCTGGGGGCCTTCCCTGCGGGCGGCTGGTAATGAATCGGGTTGGCCGGCTTGGGTGGCGTGTCTATCTCTGGGGCCAAAAAAGGGGGTTGCTGACGCTTTGGTCAGCAACCCCCGGAGGGAGAACGGAGCGCGCGCGGCGCGCTGTGCCATGGAAAGATCCGGGGGTACCCTCTCGGGTACCCCCGGATCAGCGAGCGTAGCGAGCTACGCCGCCGAGCGCTTCCGCTCGGCGCGCTCCACCGCGCGGCTCACCGCGGGAAGCGAGAACACGAGGCGCGTCAGCGTCTCGCGGGTCTCGCGGTTCGCGGAGAAGTACCGCGCGATCCAGCGCTCCTCCCCGCGGACCTCCTTGAGGTCTGCGGGGAAGTCCACCCGCGGAGCACCGTCGGCGGTGATCCGCACCTGAAGATCGGGCATCCCGATCTTCAGGTCCGCGCCGTCGTCGAGGACCCCCTCGACGACGAGCTCGGCATACAGGTAGCCGAGGAAGATGGAACCGCCCTCGTTCAGGCGGATCGCCTCGTTGAAGCGAGCGGAGTCGAGCGAAACGATGGACTTGGACATGCGAGTCTCCTAACGAGCATGGACAAGTCCCAGCAGGACCCGTTCCTGCGGGGACTGCGTCCTAGAATAGCGGTCGTCTTCGACCGCTTCCGAAGAGCGAAGCGAATCTCTTCGCTCTTCCGAGATCCCGTACGCTTTGGTACGGGATCTCGGAATTGAGCGCGCGCTGTGAAAGCGCACGCTCAATCCGCTTGCGCCAGCTCAGACCGAAGGGATGAGCGAAGCAAGCTTCCAAAGCATCCAGAACGCGAGAGCGGTCGGGATGCTGATGGCGAGTAGACGAGACATGAGTGGTCCTCCACGAATGGCGAGTCTACGAGCACCCGCACGCACCATGCGTGCGGGTTCTCTCGTTTTACCCCCGGGAGGGGGTATAAACGATGAGGCCTATCAAGTATCTAAGAGAATCTGGAGGTGCCTGGTACTACACTTCCAGGGATGAAAGGTTTAGGGGAAGACTGACGGGGTATATGGGTACCTGGGAAAATGTGGCGGGGATGTGGAGGTGTTAGGGGAGGATCCCTTGACAAGTGTAGACGGATTGCGTATGATTCCTCCAGGAGGAATAGATGTGACTCATTCTAATCTCAAGCAGACTATTGAGACTTACTACATAGTGCAACGACGTAGGAAGAATGGCCGATGGGTTCAAATTCACCCGCCGAGAAAATTTGGTACGGGGCACCACGGACTGGGCCTTAAACTCCTACGGGAGTGGGTCTGGAACTTGGAGCACCGGGAATGGCCTTGGAAAAAGGTTTCTCATCCTTTAGGCCAATTGCGAATAGTCCGAGTTGAGCGAGTCCGGACTGAGCAGAAGTTCTTTGAACCTACCAAGTTTAATCCCAGGCGCAAGAAAAGTCGGTCTGGAAGGTGGGTATAAAGGCTTCAAGTTTGTTGCAAGTTAGCTCATTCTATCGTATAATTTCCTGTGAGGGCATAGTGATTGCTCTCAAGTTGTGTGAGATTCGTTCGGAGCGCGCCGAGAAAATTGTGTAAATGCCTGGTTTTGCTCGGATTACGCTCACATCCAAGAATTGAGGTTTTCATGGTAGATATCAACGGAAATCCCGGAGTTGTTGTCGAAGAGGCCAACTACGACAAGAAGACTATGCAGGCCAATTTCTCGGCTTTGCTTTATCTTCTCACCGAACAACAGGCTATGATTGGCAAATTGCTCCAGGCTTTGCTGGATAGTGGCGTGTTGCGCTCGCACCAATTGTCCGCCATCACGGACATGGAAGCAGGGGACGAAGGCCTACACCCTACATATACCCTTTTGTACCAGCGCTACGCTCAGTACTTCATGCGTACCAAAGAGCTACTCGACAATCCACCCGATCCGGACGGAACCTATCGCGATAAGCCCAAGGAGCCGATCCATGGTTAAAGGTGAAGGGGTAATGGATAAACAGGCGCGCGGAGAATTTAGCCAAATCTCTGAGCGCGATAAGGAAATCCAAGCGTCTATTTGGGCTTTGATTTTCCTGACCTCGGAAATGGCTTTGGCTTTTCGGGCCCTCCGAGACAAGTTACAGGATCGGGGTGCTTTGCGACCCGAGGACAATGCGGCTATCGATCAACTCGCTTCTGAGGGGGAAAATCTACGCCGCGCCTACGAGCACATTGAGAAGGCCTTCCGCGAAAAGTATGATCGCGTCTGGACGGCCATGGAAGCCCCAGCCGAAGTCACCAATTTTGTACAAGAGCGATTCGGATCGGGGAAGATCGTTGATTTGAACGACCAAAAATTACCTGTGGTTACAGGAACGAAGTAGGGGATTATCATGAACCGAGAGATTCACATCGACATGGAAGAGACGACCACTGCTTTGGCCGAAAGGCTGGCCCACGATACCATGTTCCGCGCCATCTGCGCTGGTGATCCCACCGCCATGCGTCGTCTTGAACAACAGGGGAGCATCAAAATTCCTATCGATCTACGAAGAGAGACTCCGCTTGGTCAACGCCAGGTCGAGTCTCTTTTGCGTTTTATGGTCCCGCGCGAAATTGAACGGGCCATGGAAGACGCAGAAGGGGACAATAAAGTCTACGACGACTTAGGGGAGCATCGCATTCTTGGGCGCGCCAAAAAGGTAAAGGCTTCCCGCATCCTGGAGAGCTAATGTCACTAGACGACATCTGGCGGGATTTCTACATTGAGAATACTCGCGCAGACTTGGACGCTGCTTGGGATGCTGCTGCCCCGTCTAACCCCGTCAATGTTCTGGAGCTGGGTGTATGTAATGGGGGAAGCCTCAGGTACTGGTCGGAGCGAGTTCCGGAAAACGGATTAGTCGTTGGCGTTGATATCTCGCCCACAATTTTTGATCAGATCACAGGCAAAGTCCGCAAGGGAAATTGGCAGATCCGCGAGATGGTGACCGATAACATCGCGCGACTAGAAAGCAGCCGTGAGGTCTATGTGGTATGCGGCGATTCTTCAAGACCCGAAACCCGCCAATGGGTGGAAGGTCTTCTCGGGGATCGGAAATTCGATCTTTTCTACCACGATGCCATGCACTATGACGTTATCCCGTTGCAGGACATCAACAACTATCAGCACCTTCTCCGTATGGGCGGGACGCTGATCGTGGCCGACACCCACATGGCACGTCAACCCGAGCTGATTGAATTTTGCGATATCACTTACGAAACAATTGGTACTAATCAGGTGGTCCACCGACTCCCGCCCGAGAAAAGAGTTTTGAGCACTTCGCAAGAAATGGTGGCGTGGCTCAAGGATCGGGAAATCAAGATGCGATAGGAGTGAAGAGATGTGGCAAGCCTTCCTAGAGGAGCTGGGTAAGCTTCTTGCTTTCATCGGTATCCTGCTACTGATCTCTCTCCCAGGCTGGGCAGCCCTAGGGCTGCTGTACTTCCTGGGTCACTTTTTCAAAGCACTGGGCGTCGAAGTCCAGTAGGAGCAGCATGGCACTAGAGCGCGCCCTCGAAATGCTTCTGGATGAAGTCCGGGCCAGGATCGCCCATCTGCAAAACGTAAAGCGCCTAATCAAAGCGGATTTAGCGGAGGAGCGAGGCCGTGCCAATTCTGACGAACGTATCACTCCAGTTCGATGGGAAGACCGAGTACTTGGAGAATGCGTTTCAACAGGCGATCGGGATAGCCAACCTGTGGACAATCACGATCTGGATCAAACCAAAAGAAACACCTAGTGTATTTACGACTAGCGGCCAGCCACTTTTCAAGCCAGACGGAAAAGCTCTCCTCCACCTCAAGGGAATAGGCCACAGAAACGAAGTTCTGATTTGGGGCGACCGGATCAAAGATAGTACCAGTGAGGAATTCATCGTAGTAGAGAACTGGAATGCGGACGCTGGACGTATTCGAGTTACCAGATTCAACATGGCCCAGAAGCGACAGGAGTGGAGACTTTTTGCCTGCGCTTGGGATGGCAGTAACTTGCATGCCTGGGATAACGGCATCAAGTTGACAGATACATACGACACGGTTTCAGGAACCGGGTCTTTCATCATGGAAGACCCGACCACGAGCGGGCGGGCCCGCGCTTTGCGCTTAGGAGTAGCCTACACTGGCGTACCCTACACATTAGAAGATCCGCGTTTAGTCTCATGGTCGGGAATGATTGGTCCCGTCGGAGTTTGGAACACGGTACTGGGCGATCTGGAACTTGGAGCAATTGCTTCTGGAACGTTCGCATACGACCTGAGTACCAACTCTGGGACCTATACCTCCAGTGGCACCTTAGTCCACTGGTGGCGGCTTGGTGCCGATAGCACTGATATAGGCAAGGACTACGCCCCAACGGGGGACAAATCAATAAACATCGGAGTTGACGCCACCGTAACCGGCACCAACATTGTGGTGGATTCACCATGACCGCGGAAAATGGATTCAATAGAGCGCCGTTACAGAGTACGGCTACTACTGGCCCACTTTTCACGGAACAGGAGTTTTCCTGGGTCCACACGGAAGGCACTACTGGAAGTGGTTCTTTCCTCGTGGTCTTCGTAGGCTCGATTGACACCAGTCGAGAAGGAAGGGCACAGGCACTTAGCGCAACTTTTTCAGGGGCCACCAACCAAATGTTGACTCTGGCACACGAGTTAACAGGTAACGGCCGAGCGTTTCCTTCGGCCCACATTTTCACATTGACCAATCCCAGCTTCTCGGGAACCTATCCCAATACTAGCGGGACAATCACAGTGAGAATGAATGAACCAGTGTCCAATGCTCACGCCCTCTCTGTAGTTTTTTCGGGCGTGAACACCACGTCTCTAGGATACGCGCCGGGCAGTTTCCGCGACCGAGTCGAACACAATATCACATCGACCGGTACTTTCAGCGGCTCTCTCCCGGCGTCTCCTGGGGACCTACTAGTAGATTGTGTCGTGGCTAATGCGGGTCTTCCAGATGATCATACGCTGGGCCCCGATCAGATTTTGATCGACAAGCTTTATCTGAATTCGGGCGAAAGCGCAGCTATGTCAGTAAGTCACAAAATCGCCAGCACGGCGGCCCACACTAAAGGGATGTTCCGTAGCGGAGTCACCGCTTTGGAAACCGTTAGTGAGGTGAAGTTCGTAGTAGAGATGAACTAATGGTTCCGGATTTTCGATTCGTAGGTCTAAAGAAGGTAGAGAAACCCAAACCTGTGCCGCAATCCGAAGAGGAAATTCGGGAGCTAGAGACGCAGGCCACCGACAGAGAAGAACAGGAGCGGGAAACTCCCATTCCAGAGGATGACGATGAGTAAAGAATTGCTTGACCATGCTGAGAATGTTCGTGATCGCTATGAAGTGCTGGTAGACAAAATACCAACAGAGGAAAAGATCATTATGTCACATGAAGCCGAACAGACCCTAGGGCTGGAGCCCTGGGAGATTTCCGAAATTGTTCAGGGCGCACTGAACGAACTTCCAGAAGGCCTGGAAGATCATGTAGATACTTTGTTTGATGTCGTCTACGATGCCGTAGCCGAAGCTTTGGATAGAGCCCGTGCCTAGCGAGCTTCTCAAAGAGCAAAAAGAGAAGCTGATCGCCCGAGCGACCCAGGAGCGCAAGTCCTATGTGCAGCCCGACCTTGTGGCGGCCTTGGCCTTGGTAGAAATCCTCGAACTGCTCGAAGAGAAGCTAAATGCAGAAGTCAATGACTAAAGTCTACGTGGATGGTTTTTGGGCGGCGGAAATTGAAACCCCCAGCACACAATACTTGCTGGAGGAAGCTATCAAAAACACCCCGTCCATCCAAGCTGCCCTCAAAGACAAGAAGGTACTGGAGATTATCCCTGTGCCTCGCGATTACCCCCAATTTGTAATCGTGGCCACTGAGTTACCCCAATGATTACCTATTTCTCTCTGGATACCCTTTCCCACTTTGGTGGCTGTTCCCTCAAGATCTTTGTAGACGGGGAGCTAATTGACACGTTCGACGTACCAAAGGAGCCCAAGCCGGGGGATGAAATTACTACCCCGCTCCTAAATGCAGCCCTAAAGGGGAGAGAGATTACGGATGTTTCTTTTGTGGGGACGATGGTAATCGTAACCAGCCGCCCGGAAATTGCGGAGACAGACTAGTGCCTCGTAGCCCCGGGGATTTCGTTTGCGACTTCTGTGGGCAAGAGACGACCAAGATTCGGCGAGTGGCTCTCGATGTGGACTATGACCGGTTGACAGCTGGACATAAGCCCAAGTATGCGTGCCATCCGTGTAGTGAGCAGAAAGAGCGTGAGCGTATGGGTTTGGAGCGCGGCCCGAAAAAGCCAAATTTTGACTGCGCGCTCCGAAAATAGGTTTTCACCCAGTAGGGAGAGAGGAAGGACTTTCCGATCCATTCTCTCCCTTCTACAATCCCGTAGGATGACTATGACTACCAAAGATGAGGTAGAGCAGCAACTACGTACCAGTTGGGATTTACCAGAGACAATCAAGCATCTCCAGCATGTGGTGCAGGAGATAGAGCAGTGTGTTCCAGGACAGCGTACCAAAGAGCTGATGTATGAGCTGGTTTGTATGGTCATGGAGTGCGGGGAAAGACTGCACGAGCTGGAAACCAGGATCGCTATGGGGAGTCTTGTGGAGGATAATGCCCAAAGGGAAGAACGAATGCGAGTGGAATTACAACAAGCTAAACGACGGGGCGAGGTAAGTACCAATGCGTACTATCATCACGATCCTGCTGATGTCAAGCATTGGCGTGGCTAAACAGCAGTGGCAATAGGGGAATTGGCTATAACGGCACGCCCAAAATTTTTTACAAAGGCCAATCTGAAGTCGTGTTGACTTTAAGTGGTTTCTGCGGTATAATTGAAGAGTCGAGACTCGACAGGAGTGGAGACCATGAGCGATCAACACTATGAACGAAACTGGTTGACCAAAAGGGACATCTATCGAAAACCAGGAGAACTCTACCTTAGCCGCTACGTCATTTTCCGATGTAAGTGGTTCGGGATGTACGTCCATAAGTTCTGGATTTCGGATTACGATGTTCCCCATGATCACCCCTGGAATTTCCTATCTGTCCCGTTGACCACAGGCTACCGGGAGCACCTACCCGATGGCACCAGTATTTGGCGGGGAGCCCTCAGTCCCAGATTCCGTACAGCGGAAGAGTTTCATTGGGTAGAACTGGAAAAGGGGCCTGCCTGGACGTTCTTCCTACATTTCCGACGACGTCGTGAATGGGGATTTTTGACCAAAGATGGCTGGGTAGACAACGAAACGTACAACAAGAGCCTAGGTCTATCCTAGAGGAGGGTTTATGGGCTTCTGGTCAATATTCTGGCCCGTATTTTCTGCACTGGTTAGTGCCTTTGCAGTGACCGAGCTTTTCCACCTTAGCATGGGCTACTACTTCCACAAGAAGCAAGAGAAGCTTCGCAAGGAATTTGAAGATAAGGTGGCCCGCGGCGAAATTGACCCCATGCAGATGCTTTTTGGTGGTAGTTTTGGCGGACCTCCTGGTTTTGCACCTTTACCCACTGTGGAAGGAACTGAAAATGTCGCAGTATCCGCCGGTAAACCGGACTCGGGGACCGGTCAATACCTTTAACACGCTGGTCCACATAGCAGCATTGACCTACAACTGCAATGCTTGTGGTTTGTGTTCTACACGGAACAACAGCGTCCCTGGAGAAGGTCATTCTCAAGCCCGATTAATGTTCGTCGGGGAAGGACCAGGGGAAACCGAAGATTTGGAGGGACGTCCGTTCGTAGGAAGGGCCGGGGATCTCCTGAATCAGGCGTTGGTTCGGGCCAACCTTGATCGCGAAGATGTGTTCATTACTAACGTGGTCAAGTGCCGCCCTCCGGGAAACCGAAACCCTACGACCGAAGAGATGCAAAGTTGCTCTCCGTATCTCACCAAACAGATCGCCACGATCAATCCAAAATTGATCGTACTCTTGGGAAAAGTAGCTGCGGAGTTTCTTCTACAGCGCCCGGTGAAAATTACCAAAGAGAATGGTAAACTAGATTTCCTTACCGGCGGTACTTGTGTGATGACGGTTTTACACCCGGCTTATGTTTTGCGAAACCAACAGCCGGAAGTACGCGAAAGCTTCTTCCGAGCCATCCAAGACGCGAGGAACATAGCCTATGGAAACTCCGATCCTGGATTACATGCGTAAGGTTTTAGAGGAACACACCTTGCCGCTGGCCGATCGAGGCGCAGGATTGGTAGATGCCCCCTGGCTGGTTGACATGATTCACAAGGTGGAGGAAGTGTACAAGAATGACCAGCCCCGCTAGTCTCCCCCCAGTACAAGACTATGTTAACAAGTTGATGTTGCTGGAGGCCATTCGCTGCTACACCGAGCAAGACTACCACGGACTAAAGTGGATTGAAACACAGATGTTCACTTTTGTGAACCGATTGCGGGAGTTGAATAACCTTGGCCGATAACGAACATGATGGAAGCGACAATCTGATTTGCTTCAATTTCGTGGTTGATCTACACGACAATCACGACCCAGAGGCTTGGAATAGAATCCTTGATGCATTCATCGAGGCTGTTGAAAAAGAAGGTGCATGCGCCGGCGGAGGAATTCACCCTACCGGGAGTTCACTTGACTGGTGTACTGGTTGTCAAGACTTTGAGGATGATGACGATGGAGAACTTTAGAGAGATTGGTGAATACATCCGGGAGCACTTTATGGGCTGTCGCTTTGTGGGAATCTCCAGCGACAATGAGGTTTTTGTCGAATTCGAGAATGACGATCTCGACATCCACGTAGGTACCGCGCAACGCCTGCGGGAACTTTTTCCCTACATTACCAAGGTCACTACGGTGGTGAGGCCGTCGCTTGCCCAGGTTAAGCAGATGGTTGACGAACTGAACACATTTATCGAAGGCCCCAAACCCAAACCACCCCTGTTAGAAATTGGAGAGTTCTAACGTGGTATCGACACTTCTACCTCTCATTGATAAGTTGGCAGTAGAGCGTGGAGAACGCCACGGTAAGGTTTTTCATCTCAAGATTTCTACCAACGAGTTGGTAGGGCTTTTGGGTATGAAGTCTAACGCCTCTACCCATCGTTCCATTAAGGCATTTGTAGAAATGCACTACCCAGGAACGAAAGTAGAGCCACTAGGTTTTGATGCCGCCGGTGGATTTCGATTGCACATCAAGATTTGGAGTAAGTAATGGCAGGACAACTGACTTTTGCTATGATCAAACCCCACGCGGTTCTAGCCAGGAACGTAGGTAAGATCATCAACAGAATTGAAGAAGGTGGTTTCGGTATTGTGTTGGCTAAGACCATTCAACTACATTTGGAAGGTGCTCGCGAGTTCTATAAAGAACACAAGGATAAGCCTTTCTACGACAACCTATGTCGCACGATGTGCGCGGGGCCTGTCTGGGCTCTCGTATTAGCCAAACCCAACGCTGTCGGAGAATGGCGCGGGTATATTGGAGCCACCAATCCTGCAGAAGCAGAAGAGGGCACACTACGTCGAGAGTTTGGGGATCCTCAGAACATCACGAACAATGCCGTTCACGGGTCCGCAACAGACCATGACGCCAAACGAGAGATCAACTTCTTCTTCGGGCGAGAGATTAAGTTAGCGGAGAAGTTGCATGAGACTGGTAACTAACCGAGATTTCAAGCGAGAGGATTTCGAGAAGAGATTGCGCTACGTCTGTGAACCAGTGCCCCGCGTTACTTCTCAGTTGCGCGATGTGGCTATCGACTTGGTAGCCACAATGTACAAGCACAACGCGATTGGCTTAGCGGCCAACCAAGTAGGTCTACGGATTCGACTTTGTGCCTTGGATCCTGCTTGGATGAATGGTCGAAAGATGCCGATAGTAATGTTCAACCCCGAGTTCGTCGAATGTGGGGAAGAATTGTATGACTCACCTGAGGGTTGTTTGAGTTTACCTGATTTGGGTTTACAGGTTCCGCGCTTCAGAAACATTGTCGTACGCTTCCTAGGCCTGGACAACAACACATACACTATCAAAGACGACAACAGCCTACTCTCAACCGTCATTCAACACGAGGTCGACCACCTCAATGGAATTTTGATGACAGACCGAGCATTAGAGCCGGTGGAGGTTATCTACAAAGATAGTATTATCAAAGGGGACTAAGGGTATGATGACAAAGAACTCTGTCGTACTCTGGAAAGACGTACACGAGATTGCCGACAAAGTATGTAAGCACTACGGGCTTCGATACGCCAAGATCTTACCCGAGACCCGGAAACTTGCCAAGCATTACGGCGAGTGCTCGGCCTGCGATAAGTGTGTAAAAGCAGACCACATCAATAACAGAAACTGCAATGAAAAGATTCTCTCTATCCGCGTTCATCAGTTGAATAAGCCAAGGGTGCCACTTGCGACCTCCACTATTCTGCGCACTCTTGCCCATGAACTTGCGCACCTTCGGGAGTGGGATCATGGGAAGGCGCACAGAGCATTTGAGAAAGAGATTGTCGAATACATAAAGGAACTAGGATACGACGTGATCTAATGAAAAGACACCTAATCGCACTATTGGCAACAGTGCTACTGGTAGTAGGTTGTGCCCCGCGTGCATCATTAGCGGGCTCTTTGGCGGGAGATACCCGATTTACCCGCAGTGGATCAAGTCTGGGACTTACTGCAGAAGAAGTAATCGAAAAAAATGGGCCGCCCCTAGATAAGCAGGCAGAGGGATGCACAGTTCCTCTATTTGTTGCTGATCGAGAGCCTATTCCGGTGCCAGGCGAGGCCTGGTTGTATGCAGCACAGGGTGACGGCGCTATGGCGCAACTGGCACTGTGCTTGGTTGAAGGATATGTAGTAGCTGAGCAAGCGCGCTGGGTGAATCAAGAAGGTGAACGCCTTACCATGGGTTCCACCGAGAGTATCGACCAGGGCTTACTTAAGAAGGCGTTAAAAGATGCATTACAGAGTTCTACCCAAAAAGAACGAAGCCTTCCGCAAGGCAGAGAGATCGAGATCTAGTACTGTTGCCACACAATCAAATTAACGCCGAGGTGAAACGCCCCGGCTATAGCTACATGGGGAGTCAGTTATGAGCACCGAGTATATTGACCGATTACCTGATAATCTCACATCTGGAACCAAGGGCGTAATGGCCGTCGCCGTCAAGACCGAAAAGGGATATACCCTTACCCGCGAATACGGATTCACCGTAGAGGAAGAGAACGGACATGTCCTCGCATTTGATTTCCTAGAGCACCCTGATCTTGGAATTGCGGTGCTGTTTGGAAGCCAGGTATTTGCACTCAAGTTTTGGAAAGATGAGGATCTTCAGAAAGGGATCGAAATCTTTACCAAGGCAGCCACTGCTGAATTAGAGAGGAGAAAGAGTCTTGGACCTCAAGCAACCCCTTAATCGATACATCGACCACACACTGCTAAAGCCCGATGCCACTTTGCAGGAGTTTCAGAAGCTGGTGGATGAAGCAGTAAAGTACAACTTTGCATCCGTCTGTGTTTCCCCTTACATGGCAGAACCTGCCGTGCATGCACTCAAGGATCATCCGGACATCAAGGTCTGTACGGTGGTTGGTTTCCCGCACGGAAACATCCCTTTTCCTCTAAAGGTAATGGAGACGGAATACTTCATTGAGCGCGGAGTACATGAAATTGATTTCGTGCTGAACGTAGGTCTGCTTCGCTCAGGAATGTACGATAACGTAGGTAGCGAGCTTGAGCATATTGGGCTTCTTTGCCGCAACGCGGGCGTGGTATCCAAGTGCATTGTAGAAAGTTGCTATCTGACTATTGATGAGAAGACATTCATGTTCCGCGCGCTATCTGAAAAAACAGCCGTAGACTTCATCAAGACTTCTACGGGGTTTGGGACAGATGGCGCGGACCTAAGAGACGTCATGGACTGGAACGCCCGGCGTAACCAGTTTGAGGTCAAGAACAACACGCGAGTTCTATTTTTGAACTCGGCAACCCCGACTTACACCCTGCGAAACGGCGCACCCTTGAAGATCAAGGCTGCCGGCGGGATTCGAGACTTGGACACCGCACTCAAGTTTATTGCGTGCGGTGCCGATCGTCTCGGTATGAGTGCTTCCGTGAAAGTAATGGAGGAATGGAATGCTCGGAATTCCCAAACTTTCACCGGAGGAGAAGAGCAAGCTTGAAAGGTTGATTACAAACGTCCAACGGACATCGCGTGCTAGGAAGCCTACCGATTCGCAGCGCTGGTTTATGAAGCATCAGCTGAGAGTGATCTTGATGATGCTTGGCGAACCAAAGAGACCGGAGTTAGATCTCCGAAACAAGGCGCTGAAGATTATCAACGACGGGTGGCCTTTCAAGATCTATAGGCTGAGGAAGCTAATCAAAAATGGACGACGAGGGTAGTAAACATCAGAGTCTAGGTAGATTGCAAATCAAGTCTACTTCTCTAATCGGTGCTACAAATACAAACGCACCACAAGCAAGCTACCCGTTTGCCTGCGGGCACGGGTATTAAGGAGGACAACAATGTCTAATGAAAAGCTGGAGATTCCAGCCGACAACACGCTGAATGTAGAGGGTAAGCCGAATGTTCCGCTTTGCCCCATCTGTACGGGTGTTCTAGAAGACGCCGCCCGAGATTATTCCTACAAGAGGAATAATCCTGATACACGCTGGTTCTTCTGCGCCGAGTGTGGGTGCCATCTGGGTTATCACCGCATGAAGAAGAAGTGGAAGGTTGATCCCTACGATCTCAATGACAACAACAAGGTACGAGAGTACTTTGGCCTGGATCCTGTAGAAACCAAGTAAGGAGTTTTCCATGAGTGAGGTTTTAGCCCTCAAGTATCGCCCACAGACCTTTGCAGAGGTGGTGGGTCAGGCTCAGACTATCAAGCAACTTGAATCCGCGTTGGAAAAGGGAACTCTTGGTCATGCCCTTCTGTTCTGCGGAACACGAGGAACGGGTAAGACTACGTCTGCTCGCATCGTTGCCAAAGAACTCAATAGAAAATACGAGGATGTTTACGAGAACTGGGAGAACCGACAGCACTTGGTTCTTACGGAGATCGATGCTGCCTCCAATACTGGTGTAGATAACGTCCGAGAGCTTATCGAAAGCATTCGCTACGCTACTCAGGGGCATCGGGTCGTGATTATCGACGAAGTTCATATGCTCTCCAAGAATGCGTTCAACGCCCTCTTGAAGACGCTGGAAGAACCTCCGCCGGGAGTTACGTTCATTCTCTGCACCACTGAGCCACATAAGCTTCTCGATACGGTAAAGTCCCGCTGCCAACTCTACGAATTTCATGAGGTGGATCGTCAGACGCTAGAAGCGTATTACGAGCACATCATGGAATTGGAAGGGGTCAAAGCCGATGTGGCTGCCGCTGCATTGAAAGCAAACGGTAGCGTTCGAGACGGATTGTCAATCCTGCAAAAGGCGCTTTCGGGAGAAACCGAAGCAGATAACTCCAAGATTTACTTTGAGTTGGTAGGGGCAATCTATAGCCAGGATGTTACCACAGCCCTCGCATTGGTTTCTGAGCTTCGCAAGGCTGAAGAAGCCCGGGTAATCATCCAGACCCTGGAGAAGTGGTTCTACTGGTGTTCGATGGAAGCCTTTGGAATGAAGACGCCCGTTCGAGAGTTCTTTGGGGACACCCAGTTGAGCTTTGATTTGTCCCATCTACAACGGCTATTTGATTCTTGTCTGGATGTGGAACGGAATTTTACCGCCACCCCGAACAGCAAGATCGTTCTTGAAATGGGAGTAATGAAGCTTTGCCTGTAGAAGGATTCTACTACACCTACGGCGATGATGCCAACATGATTGAAAAGAAGTGGCTTCCTGATATTGAGAAGCGCTACCCTAACGCCACGTGGCTGCGTTATGACGCCACGGTAGACGAACTAAACGTCGGCGGTTTGGTAACGGAGTATCAAAGTCATGATCTCTTCAGTCAAGGCAAAGTTATCGTCATTCGCAACGCGGATGCGAAGCAAGCCCAAGTGGAAGCTCTCGCTGAGGAACTTCTTACTGCTCCTATGGCTGGTAGTGCCCTGGTCCTTATTGCTGGTGGTTGGAATAAGACTACTCGGTTGGGGAAAATAGCCAAAGACAAGTTCGTGGTCAAGGAATTTGCCAAGCCCGAACAAAAGCCCTTCGATTTGATCGATGCACTAAACACCAAGAACGCTACCATGGTGATGCGACACAGCGATAGGCTCTTTGAAACGGACTACAACCCCCTGGCCATGTTCTCCCTGATCTTTGGCCACTTTTTGCTATTGCGCCAAATCTACGAGCATCGCCGCCTATCTTCCGAAGAGATTGCCCGCGAGCTGAAACAACATTCGTTCCGGATCAAGAAAGCCATGGTGGCTTTCCGGTATTGGGACAAAGACCAGCTTGATGCGGCTCTCCTAATCTTGGGAAACTTGGACAGCCTGCTGCGCACTTGGCAATATGATGAAAGGATGCTGATCCAAATGACCTTGATAAAGTTGTGTCTATAGCTTATGATTTAGACTAAGGGTATTATGACAGAGCGAGAAGTAGTGATTTTTGTTGAAGACCGAGCGCGCGAGGATACCAAAACCGTCTTTACAGATGGGAACTGGGATACCATCGATTTTCGGACCCTAGACGACTGCTACCAAAAAGGCTTTCTCATGTGGGCAGGCGACAAATTGGTTGTGAGTGATCTAGGGAGACGTTCCTTTGGAGTACATAATGAACGACATCACTAAAGCCCGGCACTACCTGAAGAGTCGCGGTTCCAAGCTTCAAAGCCTTCCCAGCTTTCCCTCTATGCTTTCCTCCGCCGAACAAGAGTATCGCAATCTGAAACTGCGTGCGGTGGGTAACAAGGAGGGTATTTCTTTTGAGGAAAAAGAGGTAGAGGCCGCATTGGACTACGCCGTTCTACGGTACCTCAAGCGACATAACCAGCTACCTCCTAACATCAAAGCCGCATTTGACCCGGGCAATACCCTGGAGCTAAAGCGGGAACTGGCAATGGCATGGATGAACGCGTAGCAGAAACTACCTTGCAGTGGCTGGATAACGACAAGTTGTCCTTCCTTTGGAACAATGAATTGGTGCTAGTACACTATGATCGAGAGTACCACTTCTATAGGATTCTCACGGATCATGATGAGGAGACCCTAACTGCCATCAACAATTGGTTGCATGGCCTAAAGCAAAGGATCGAGAATGAGAACCAGAGTTCACCCGATCAAACGGATCGGAATTGATCTGGACAACACTGTGGCTGATTACATGAGCGGAGCTATTCCGCTGATGAAGGAGCATTACAATCTGGTTCCTGACTTTACTCGTCAAGCAACCACGATTGAAGAGGTCTTCGGTCTGACTAAAGACACCCGACCTCCGAACATGCGCCAACATCTCTATGAGGAGCTGCACCTTTTCCGCACTCTTCCCAAAGTCGAGCCTGATGTAGAAAACCTTACCAGGAATCTCTACGCCAAGCCTTGGCACAAGATCTATTTCATCACAGCCAGGACCGCATCGAGCACAATTGTTGAGGATACGATCTTCTGGCTACATAGTAATGGGTTCGTTTTTGACGATATCTTCTTCGTAGATAACAAGGCAGAGCTTTGTCGCATGATGAAGGTTGATGTCATGATCGAGGACGAGGTAGGGCAGCTACTAAATCTTCGCAGGACCGGTATAGATTGTGTCGTACCAAATAGGCCCTGGAACCAACATCTACCCAACGACCCACATCACATGGAGAGGGAACAGGGTAGGTTAGCCCGCGTGAACAATTGGCGTGAGGCTCTAACTGCCATTGAGGAGTTTTTAGCATGAAGTTTTACCTAAGTGGGGGAATGGAATACAAGAAGAACCTCGGTACTGTATGGCGAGATTGGCTAACCGAGCAGCTTCAGTTGCTGCATCACGATGCCATCAATCCTGTGAAGTTAGAAATGGCCGAAGAGGAAGACGAGGACAATACTAGTCGACAACCTATTCAGGCCCGACTGACAGAACTGAAGATGGAAGGAAAGCTGAACGAAGTACGAAAGCTTGTTCGGAAGACCCTGTTCCGCAAAGACATGTTTGCCATCCAGTTGGCAGACGCTATCGTAGTTTTCTACGACGAGTCTGTCCAAAAAGGTGCTGGAACTTTGTCTGAAGCCTGGGAAGCTTTCCGTGAGGGAAGGCCAGTCTATCTGGTCACTGAATTCCCCATGGAGAAAGTTCCGACCTGGCTAATCGGAGAGACTACTGCCATCTTCAAGGATTTCGAAGGCTTCTTGGACTATGTGAAGGATCACAGCCACGTCATTCGTGATCAGATGCATGCCAAGCAGGTTCGAGATGAGGTACTCGGCGGTCTCTATTAAGGAGGTATCCCGCCGTGGATCCAGCAGAAGTAGAATCAATTGAACAAACACTGGAGGTTCTGGGTAACGCTGGCGCGGTACCCGTTGTAATCTTCCTCACCCAGCTAATCAAAAAGCGTGTCGGCGATTTCAAGTATGGTTCAGACCTACTTGCGCTAGGCATTTCTTTTGTTTTGTGCTTTGGCTGGACATTCTACAACATGTCGGCGGATGGATATTTCGTCTGGCAGCAGATGAACGGCCTAGAGACCTTTAGGTGGGCCATCGACCAGCTGATTGTAGGTTTTGCCACCTGGCTAGCCGCCAGCAAGATTTACGACCTCGGACACGGAAACAAGAAGCGCACCAATAAGGTGGCGGCTCTTGAAGAAGAGATTGTAAAACTACGGAATGGGCATTTCAATGAGGGGGAAGAGGCCGACGACGAGTCCTCTTCCCACGATGCTGGAGAAGGCGATGGGCAAGATAAGGAAGATTCTGCAGTCTCTGATAAGTTGCGTGACATTTTGGAAGGGAAGGACTAAAGAAGTGCCTGGAGTAGCAGACCAAATCAGTAAAACCAAGAAGAAGCAAGATCAGAAGGCTAGACAAGCGGATATGCAAGAACTTCTACGCATGGTGCAGGAAGGCCGGCTTCACGAAGCAGACGAGCGGCAGTTAGAATCCTTGAAATTAGCTTTGGAAATCAATACCCTTCTAGGAGAACGCTCGGCGGCCCCGGCCGTGGATTCAGCCCAATTGGCAGAAGCAGTCAAGCAGGCTATTGCCGAAGGCATGGCTAACGTAACCGTCAAGGCTGTAGGTGGTGCAGCCGACCCTGCCCTGGATCCCTCTCGTCCCCAAATGAAGCACGTGTCACTTGTGGACCTAGTGCAAGACGATACCAAAGTAGACATCTCTCATAGTGAGGGTATTAGTAAAGACGTTGCTGGGGAGAAAGACTCTACTGATAAGTTGGAGCAATTGAGGAAGCTCAAGGGCGGCAAGTAATGTCCCCTACCAACACTAGTTCCATCCGTTTTGATGGGATCTCTGGTAAGATGTCCATTACGGATTACAAAGGTGTTGTGTCTAGCAGCCCGAGAAGTATTGCTTTTTGGCTAAAGACACTATCCTCGGGCGTTCCAACCGAGGGTACAATTTGTTACTGGGGCAATAACCTCGATGCTGGTCTTCTTCAAACCGGAACCACTACCAAGATTTCCCTAGTGTCGGGAGGAGGAGACGATACACATGTGGCCTTATACGGATTAGGTTCGTATCGAGAATCCGAGCACAATGTCGGAGATGGCAAATGGCACCATGTTTGCTTCACTTGGCCCGGTGGACAAAGGACCTATACCGCAGCTACTTGTTACATCGATGGGGTTGTCAGCAGTGGAACATCAGTAAAAACACCTGGAGCAAACAACATCAACACCCCCGAGGGCCCCGATGTAACTTTGGGGTGCGAGCCCTCTGTGCTCTTTGGAGATCGAGAATTTTTTGGCGGATACCTAGACGACTTCTGCATCTTCAATAGCGATATCGGTTTGGCCGGGGTCTCCCAATTAGTAGCCAGCGGCCACGGTAATGTTGATATCGCTGCCAGCGGTATTTTTGCCTCCAATTTGGTGGTATGGTACAGAATGGGAGATGTTAGTGGTGATGCTGCGGGGGATGGTGGCATCATACATGATGCGTCTGTAAACAATCGACATGCGGTAACGTCGGCGGGAACTACCCTTGTCGCAGATCCCGGACCAGAGGTGTACTAATGGTCGATCAGGAAAAACTCCACGAGTTGACCAAAGAGGGAGTTGTCACTACCGAAGATGGTATCAGAGTAATTGATGCATCCCGGCTGGACGGGCCTCAACGGCTACGTGCAGCACCAGAAAAACGAAAACCACGAAAGGTTGCCCCACCGCCGCCTGCTCCGGAACCCGAGCCGGTGGAAGAAGTTGTAGAGGGGCCCAAGGTATTACTGCCTCCTGACATGCAAAAGCGGGAGTCATTGAACGCTCAGTTCAAGAAGGAGTTTATCATGAACGAAGAACAAGTACCGAAGGGAGTAGGTTTGGACGTAGGCACCTCCTTTTTGGTCTCTGGACGATTCAATCCAAACGGAAGTGTGGATTACCGTAAGGTGCGGGATTGTTTCCTTTACATCCCCTTTAAGAGCCCTATCAATCAGCGTATGATTCAGAAGGGACTAGATGATCGACAGGCCCCTTACATCTCTCAACCAGATGGCTTCTATGTTCTGGGCGAAGATGCTTTTACTATGGCCAATGAGCGACACCAGGAAACCCGGCGACCTATGAATCGGGGGGTTCTTTCTCCCAAGGAAAAGGCCGCGTTTCCGATTCTAAAGTCGTTGATTGACCTTGTGGTTGGCCCGCCCAAGTTCCAAGGTGAGCGTTTGGTTTTTTCAGTGCCCGCTAAGCCAATTGATGCCCAGTTCGATCAGGTGTTCCATCAGGACATGCTGCGCTCCTTTATCGCCAGCAAGGGCTACGAGGCTGTTGCGATGAATGAGGCCGAGGCCCTAGCCTACTCCGAACTCTTGAATGAGGGTTTGACCGGCATCGCTATCTCCTGTGGTGCAGGTATGATGAACGTGGTAGTAATGTCCTCAGGCGATCCGGTAGTGGCCTTCAGTACCAGTCGTTCCGGAGATTGGATTGACGAACAGGCCGCTATTGCCACGGACATGACCCGGGCACTTGTTCAGCAAGAGAAAGAGTCTGCTGAACTAAACCTGATGTCTCCAGATCCGCACAATCAGATTCACCAGGCTATTGCGGTCTACTACGGAAACCTGATTGTTTACACGTTGGAGAACATTGCCCACGACCTCGCCCGCTCCCCAGCGCTTCCCAAGTTCAAGAATCCGATTCCTTTGGTGGTGGGCGGCGGTACTTCCCTCCCCCGCGGCTTCCTGGATAAGTTCAAGCAGGCCCTGGGTGCGGTAGACATGCCCGTTGAGATTAGTGAAGTACGACACGCAGCAGATCCGCTCCACGCGGTGGCACACGGGTTGGTTTTGGCCGCCAGTATGGATTAACTATGATCATTTATTTGGTAGACGTATAGGATCGAGTAATGCCTACTCTAACTCCAAAACTCGGACTCAAGAAACCAGTAGTAAACGTAGAAACCGATTGGGGGTATAGGCTAAACGAGACGATTGATATTTTGGATGGCGCTGCCCTAACCGCCAACATCACAGGCCTGGGATCTGTCACTTACACGGATTTCGGAGGCGGCACTGTAACCATCAGCGGGCAGCTTTTAGTAGGAAAAGGCGCAATTACGCTGATACCCGAAGGCTCTGCCCTTGTTATCAGCGGTACGGGTGGAACTCACGGGGCGCTTCCAGGACTGGAAAACGATGATCATCCGCAGTATGCACATCTGGCTCAGAATGAGACAATCTCTGGAACCTGGAACTTTGTAGGGTATCCCACCATCTCTGGGCAGCCGGTGGCAACCGGAACTGGTACGATTATCCACGACATGCTTCAGGGACTTTTGGACGATGACCATCCTCAGTACGTACTGGTGGATGGTACTAGGGCAATTACTGGCGATCTCGTAGTTATTAGTGGGGTTTCGGCGGCCTCCGGAACGATCACTGAAGTTCTCACAGCGGCATCTGGATCTATTCAGCTCACGCATGATGGAATTACTGTTTCTGGAGTCAGGGTGGCCACCCTTGCTGATGCGGTAATCAGCGGCAGTGGTTACAGCGCCTACCGAACTATCAACACCGCGGTCGGGTCAGGAACCGAAAGCATTCTTAACAGTGATTTCTTGATAGTGGTAAGTGGGTTAGCGACCAACTACGAATTGGTTTTACCTTCTGCTAACTCCGTTCTGGGCCGATCTTTCCGTGTACAACTTCCTTTCCACGGGGCGTTGTATCCTAACCTCAATACTCTCAACATAGAAACGCAGTCAGGGGAAAAAAAGGATGGTAAAATTGCCTCAGCTGCGGATGTGGTTGGGTACCAGTTAGGTACAGGAGGTCAGCGGGGAACTACTTTTATGGCCGTTGGCGGGGATTATGATTGGATAGCACTCAAAGACTCGGATACCTAAAATGGTTACGCTGAGCGTCTATAACGAGGGCGTCTACAACGACGGTATTTACAACCTCGCTGTATCGGGTACTTCGGCCTCTATTGAATTGGATGGTAAGAACCAATATCTGGGGACTTACGAACCGGCGTCCTTGGGTATTGCTAACACCTGGACTTTAGGGTTCTGGGCCAAGCCGCTTTCCAATCCCGAACACACCGCAATCTTTTCTACTGCCAGCCATCGTCGCACTAATGAGATCGATGTCTTTACGACTCCGATCGCCAGAGAATCACAACTACACGGAAAACGACCGGCGTCGCTACGTGTGATGATCAAAGATGCTTCAGGAACCACTCTCAAACATTTTGGCTGGGGAGATTTCTTCCGAACTGACGAATGGACGCATGCTTTCATTCAATGGGATGGCACCTCACTTACCGCGTACAAAGATGGGGTACTCACAACCACCGGTGTAGTATTAACCAACGTTACTGGTACGATGACAGATGAGTCTCGTCAGATCTTTATGGGATCAGCTGTCGCTGGCGTTACAGCCACCTTCAGTGGTATTCTTGGGCACTTTGCCGTATGGGATTCTATTTTGTCGCCGGCCGAAATGCCAATTGTTGTAAGTGGGGGGTTCGACATGGACTTGACCACCACATCAGGGGCTTATGTTTCTACCGGCAGCCTAAAGCACTATTGGCGACCTGGATTGGATGACACCAACATCGGCAAGGATTATGCGGTCAGCGGAACCAACCCGATTGATTTGACCAAAGAACACAATATTACGGAGGAGAATGTATCTGAGGAGGCCCCGTAATGCCCAGCAGTCTAATCACCGTAGCTACGGGAATTCAGGCCGTCAACAAGACGTCGCTGTCCTGGGAAATGGTTTCTGTTGGGCCGCACACTGCAGATAGCACACTGGTAGTGATCGTCGGCGGCGTAGATTCCCAGAAGTCAATTCCTGTGGTGGCGACTATTTCAGGTTCGGCTAAGTCTCCCTTTGCCGCTGTTCCTTTGACTACAGCCACCAGTTTTACTGGCCCCGGTGGGCATAGTTTCCCTTGCGTGTGGATGATGACAGGTTATTCGCCAATCCCAATTGCTGGGGTTGTAACGGGTACCATCTACGTCGAGTTCAATGAAGTAGTCAGCCGAATGTGTGGTATGTCCGCCATCATTAGTGGGACCAGTGGCGCTTATGATGGTCCAGCTAATGGGCTGGTCCAGCATACCCAACTACCGGATTTCTTTCTTTCCAACACGCACACGACTACAGGAACCAACTCGGTACTGGTGGATGTATGCATGTCGGAAGCCAGCAACCACCAAACCCATACTTTGGGAGCGGGCCAAATCGACATTGGCAGCATCTTCTTTACGGGGCCCAAGTATTCGGTCTCTTACAAACAAGCCCCCATCCCTGGCACCGGCACTATGAGCCGAGGAGATGTGGGTGGGCCATTTGCGGGGGTATCCCTCGTCATCCTAGGACTACAGGGGCGGTAATGTACCACAAAGAAGACACTCGGCCTTGGGGTAAATTTGAGCAGTTCACTTGGAACGAAAAGACCACCGTCAAGATCATCACGGTCAATCCCGGGCAACAGCTTTCCATTCAAAGACATCAAAAGCGGTCCGAGTTCTGGGTCGCCCTGGACGACGGACTCATCACTTACTTGGAAGGTGAGTGGAGAGTTCTCCACAAGGGTGGTACTTTTCACATCGCCGCTAACAAAATTCACTCCATTCGGAATGAATACAAGACGCCGGCGCGATTCTTAGAAATCGCCTTTGGTCATTTTGACGAAGACGATATTGAACGCCTGGAAGACAAATACGGGAGAAGCTAAAATGGTAAAAGTATTCAAGCCTACCGGGAAAGATGCCGTTTCTAACCGCAAGATTTCCCAAACCGCGGATGATCGAAAACAACAGCTCAAGGAGTTCCGCGAGGACAAAGAGCACAAGCAGAAGTTGAAGGAAGAGAGGTTTGCCAAGATTGCCGAAAAGAGAAAGCGTCGGCCCCCTACAGGTGGTGGTGGCGGTGGAATTAACGTGAAGGTCGGTGGAGAAGAGTAGAAGTTTGTCTTATGATTCATTAGGAGGTTTCCATGGCCAACTACCCCATCCAGGATGTCGTCGGCGACGTACATCAACACAACCTAGATTTAGAGGCCAACCAGATCTACTTGGTCGGTACAGAAGAATACATCAGCCATGAAAAGGACGCCGAACCCGGTGTGGAGTTCTCAATGGCTAATCGCTTCATCAAGAACCTAAACCTTATTGCCAATAGAAGTATAGAGCCAATTTTGATTCACATGAAGACGTGTGGGGGGTACTGGGAAGAAGGTATGGCCATTTACGATGCTATCATGGCTTGTCCCAACAAGGTAACCATTCTCAACTACACACACGCCCGTTCGATGTCGTCCATCATTTTCCAGGCGGCGGATAAAAGAGTAATGATGCCCCACAGCACCTTCATGTTTCACGAAGGTACCATGGAGTACTCTGGTACGGCCAAGAACTTTCGCACAGCCCACGAGCAGGAGCTAAAGTTCCTGGAGGCTATGCTCGACATCTATGTTGATTCTATGAAGGCCAAAGGAAAGATGCGCAAACAGCCGCGTCCAGCTATTCGGGCCTGGCTCATAGAGCAAATGGATAAGAAGGAAGACGTTTTCCTGTCCGCACAGGAAGCCGTAGAGTACGGTTTCGCTGACGAGGTCTTCGGTAAAGACGGGAAGTACAACTGGAAGAAACTCACGGAGTATTAGTCGATGCGAGAAGCCCTGACTTTTGATGATGTAGCATTAGTGCCCCGCTACAACAACGTAAGCAGCCGAACGGAACCGAACCTGAGCACGTGGTTGACGCGCAACCTCAAGGTTGGTATGCCTTTGGTTCCTGCCAACATGGATACAGTAATTGGTACTGAGCTGGCCCGCATTCTTGTGGCTAATGGTGGCATTCCTATCTTTCATCGCTTCACAGATCTGGGGACCCAGAAGAAGTGGGTCGAAGAATTCCAGGGAAAGGTGGTCTTGTCTTGTGGGGTTGGTAAGTTTGATGAAATCTCTAGTCTGGTTGATTTTGGGCCTGTCGGTTTGTGCATTGATGTCGCTCACGGACATTCGGACCGCATGGTCGACTTGGTCAAACGAATCAAAGATACTTATCCGACTCTGGAAGTCATCGCAGGGAACATTTGCACGGCACGTGCATATCATGATCTTGCTAACGCAGGTGCGGATGCTGTTAAGGTGGGTATCGGTCCGGGAGCGGCTTGCACTACAAGAATCGTTACGGGATTCGGAGTACCACAATTCACGGCAATACGCGACTGCGCGGATGAGGCTGCGCACTTTAGAGTTCCGATTATTGCAGACGGCGGAATCCGAAACAGCGCCGATGTGGTCAAAGCATTGGCGGCAGGAGCCTCTACTGTAATGATGGGTAAGATCTTTGCCCTCACCGTGGAAAGCGCCGCTGAAAAAGAACCGGAGCTTCATTATAGCAAGGCTTTCGAGACAACCCGGGAAACAGGCCGAGTAATGGCCAAGTATCGAGGCCAAGCAAGTGAAGATTTCCAGAACGATTTCTATGGCGGGCTAAAAGACAAAACGGTAGCCGAGGGTACTGATTTCTGGGCCCCGATCATAGGCAATGCCCAAAGTGTAATCGATCAATTCCTAGGTGGGTTGCGTAGCGGCATGACCTATGCCGGTGCGCGGGACATCAAGGAACTACAAAGAAAGGCCGAGTTCGTCAAAGTAACTGGGTCTTATTCCGCTGAGAGCAATCCCAGGAGAGACTAATGGCTAAAATCACCGCGGAGCTACTCGAACGAGAAAAAGAAGTTCGGGGGTTCATTGAAACTTACGCAGACCTATTCGATCTGGATGCAAACCTTATTCGAGGCCTGATTACCCAGGAGTCTCGCTTTGTAGCTGAGGCCACCAGCCCAACCGGCTGTTACGGCTATGGTCAGTTTTCCCACATTGGAGCCAAGCAGGTTCAGAATATTGCGACCATGACAGACAAGGCAGCAGACCTGGCTTCTTTTACCAAGCAGCAGGCTTCTGATCCTGACGCAGGAATCAAGGCCATCTGCGCGACTCTTTGGTGGCTCTTCAACAAAAAGTACCATCAGATCACGGACAAGAAGGTACAATTAGAAGCAGTTCTCACCTTCTACAACGCGGGCGGCCGCGCGGCTGCGCTGGTGGTACAATACGGCGGGCATAACAAGGCACTAGAGGTTCTCAAGGCTCTGCCCAAGAACGTTAGAAGTCAGTCTGTTACATACGCACCAGAAGTAGCCCAGTGGTTTATTGCTTGGCATGAGCACATGGCAGAGGCGAAAGCCGCAGACCGCCCCGCGCCTGCGCCCACTGTACGCCCCGCCAATCCATTTGACGAAAAGAATAGGGGCATTGATGTTCGGTACCGCGCCCTGATCGAGGCTTTGCGCCTGATGGACGAAGGCGATACCAACGTCGACATGATCATCAATGTGCGAGATGGACTTACTGAAGTAACGCTCATCTTCCCCGGAGAACTAAACTAGTATGTTTGACGGACGGGACACAGTAGTCAAGACTCCCGAGCAAGTAGAGAAGATGAGAGTTTCCGCAGCCTTACTTTCGCGGTGCCTAGATATGTTGGTGGGCCTCGCGAAGCCAGGTAAGTCAGGGCAGGAGTTAGACGCGGTTGCGGAGGAATTTATCCGCGACCACGGCGCAGTTCCAGCTTTCAAGAATTACGGGCCGCCCACCCACCCGTTTCCCGGTTCGATCTGTTTTTCTCGCAATAGTGTCGTGGTTCACGGCATTCCTACGGAAACAGACATCATCGAAGAAGGGGATCTCATTACCATCGATTGTGGTTTGAGTTTAGACGGGTGGTTTGCAGATGCGGCGCGCCTGTTCGGTGTGGGACAAATTACCGACGAGGACAGAGACATCATTGAGTGGAGTGAGAAAGCGATCAACGCAGGAATTGAAGCGTGTGTTGTGGGGAACAAGTTGGGGGATGTATGCTACGCGATTCAATGCTCTATTGGTCGCAGCCCGTACTACAACATCACGCAATTCTGCGGACATGCTATCGGGCAAAGGATGCACGAGGACCCGCAGGTCCCTAACTGCGGGTTCAAAGGCAAAGGATTGGATTTGCAGCCAGGAATGGTTTTCTGTTTGGAGCCCATGCTCAAGAAAACCGATGTTGCCTTGGGGATTCTCCCCGACAACTGGACGATCGTAACTCGGGATGGCTCCCGAGCAACACACATAGAACACATGGTTTTAGTTACCGAAACTAAGCCCGAAATTCTCACTGCATAAACGCAGTTTCTGTCGTATAATTCTCAAGTGCGGATAAGTATCCGCCAGCGACAGACAGAATTTCCTAGGAGTTATACAATGGTTAATGGAGTAGTAAAGTGGTTTGATGCTAAGAAGGGATACGGTTTCGTCGTTTCCCCTGAGGTTGATGGTGATGTGTTCGTTCACTACACCAAGATCAAGATGGAAGGCTTCAAGAAGCTGGAAACCGGCGAAAAGGTCTCCTTCGACCTGATTCGCAGTCCTGCTGGGAAGCCTCAGGCTGATAACGTTGTTCGAAACGGAGTAGAAACACAAGACTAGGCATTTGACAAAAAAGCCCAGATGTCTTATGATTGCTGTGGGAGGATTACAACAGTGGGCAATGAAGTTTACGTGGATTTAGAGATCCTTGCCGATCTCGGAGACGAGTATTTGGTACGTGTAGGCAAGGACGTGTTGAATACTCTGGTCGAATTTGACCCCGCCCTGGTTGTCCGTCATTGGGACGGAGAAAGGCCGGTGGTGCTAGAACCGTATGGTAATGACGCGGTTCGTACCAGAGAAGATGCCAGTAGTACCAATAACTTGGAGAATTTGCCAAACGTTGACGCGGACGAGCTACTTACGTGGCTCGTAACCCAGGAGTGATTAGAGTCTTAGGTTCTCCCTCCAGGGTATGTGGGGAATCTTCCCCCGGGCCTTCAGTGCCCTACCCGACCGCGTCTGCGGATACAATGGCCTAAGAACCTAAAATACATTGTACGGAGGGAAATACACAATGGGTGTACTAAAGCACGACGGAACTGTAGTCAACCTTGACTCGCTAGATCCGGTGTTCGATACCAATGCCAATGGCTTTGGTCCTGAGACCACGCGCAACCCTGACATGGTCGCAGGCGTCAAGCCTAACATGGCAGGTATGCCTTGGACTGGTGGATACAGCCTACCTACGGGTAACCGCTCTTCCAGCACTGGGCTTCCGCATGTTAGCCTCGGTCGCAGTGGCAAGCTCCCAGCGGGCAACGCTACTCTACCTGGCGTAACGACTCGATAAGCGTAGTCAACTTCATTACGGCTGGCCAAGGGCAATCCTTGGCCCGCCTCAAGATGCGGTTGCCCCCTAAGCGGGGGCGACCTTTCTTACATCGTCTGAGGATTACGACTCCTACAGGAGGTGTACCCTAATGGAAGATCTAGTACTAGGCGCGCTTGGACTAGTTTCCAGTGCTATGCACTGGGGTCTGGACAACGCCCTACCCCTAGCAGTTGGTGCGATTCTAGGTGGTCCTTTGAGCCACGCTGCTCTTGGAGTTGTTGGCGACGTTCTTGGTCGAACCAAGGAAGTAGTCGACTCCATCGGCTCTGCCATTTCTGGCAAGAAGTAAGTACCGACATAGTATTTGGAAAGGGGCCTGGTACTACCAGTCTCCTTTCTCCAGAGGTTTTCTAATGAAACTGAGCTTTGCCAATTTGAACAAAGATGGGCTCTCCGGAGCTACTGTAGATGGAAACACACTGTTACTTCAGTGTGTGAAGCCTTTGATTATCCAACCTACGGAAATCCAAAAAGTTCATGTTGGAGTAGAACTTAGAATTCCCGAAGGATTTGTTCTCAATATCAGTACTCACCCCAAGCTTGCTGATCGAGCGGGGGAGGTCTTTCCAGCACTCACAACCTTAGACCATACCCATACGGGAGAAGTAGTGATTCCGGTGCGCAATAACGGCCGCAATCCTCTAAACTTGATGGTTGGGATGGTACTAGCTCGCGGACATGTTGTTCGCATCGAAGAGTTAGAATTCACGGAAGAGGCCCCGACGGCGGCCCCCACCGAACCCCTGCCCCGAACTCAACCCCAACGGAAGAATCCGTTCACCTTTGAGGTCAAGTAATGAAGTTCCTTATCAAGCGTCTTCATTCCGACGCTGTTGTTCCGACCTATCAAACCCCTGGTGCCGCTGGTGCAGATTTGTACTCTGTAGAAGACCTGGAGATCCCGGCGGGTCAGGTGCGTATGGTGGGGACTGGGCTTTCTGTCGAAATCCCCGCGGGTTTCGAGATTCAGGTTCGTCCCCGAAGTGGTTTAGCCGCGAAGCATGCAGTTACCGTTCTCAATACTCCCGGCACCATCGATAGCGATTATCGCGGGGAGATCAAGGTCATTCTTATCAACCATGGACAAAACCCTTTCCCAGTAAGTAAGGGCGATCGTATTGCCCAAATGGTTATTGCCCGCGTACATCAAGCGGGCTTTGAAGAAGTTATCGAGTTGAATCAAACCCTCCGCGGTGCGGGGGGATTTGGTTCGACAGGAAGGAATTAGCATGGAAGTTCAACTGCCCATCAGCGTGAATTGTGAGGTTTTGGTTTCAGCTCAAGACGGCGTTGCTACCGTAACGGTACCCCCGGAATTGCGCCTAACGGAAAGACTAGTGACCTTCCTAAACTCTGCCTTACAGGCTCGTGATCTGACCCTTAAGCATTGGACTATTACTATCCCAGAACAGGAAAAGGAATTGGAGAGCCTACCCAATGTCAAGATGGAGCAAGCCAAAGAATAGAGAAATCGATTTGGTGCTTTCGTCTTCCGGAGTCCGCGTCCCTTGTTTCATCGGTGGTTTGGCAGCCCTCGAAGAAAGAGGATACAAGATCCAACGAATCGCGGGTAGCTCCGGTGGAGCCATAATCGCTGCAGCCTACGCTCTCGGCATGACGACCGAGGAGATGAGGCAACTCTCCCTCGAAATTCCCTACAACTCGTTCCGAGACTTCAAGCTTCGCAACCTCCTGAGTCTGAGCAACCCCAGCGTTTACACAGGTCAGGAACTAGACGCTTACTACCAACGACTTTTCGGCAATGCCACAATGAAGGACATGAAGATCGATTGCAAGATCTCAGTGGTCACCATCATCGGGCGAAGACGCATTCTCATTGATCGAGAATCTCACCCAGATCTTCCTGTTTGGAAGGCGGTGCGAATGTCCTCTACTATTCCGTTCATCTTTCCTTGGTACGACCTGGACGGAGAACCAGTAACGGACGGTGGTTTGGTTACCGGCCTGTCGGACATTTTTCCGAACAACCCCCGACCCGTGGTCTGTCTACGACCACGCGCGGATCATGCCCTCAAAAAGATGATCCAGGATGTCAAGACCTCCAAGTTGTTCATTTGGAGTTACCTCAAGATCATTGCCGAATACTTCTTGGATGCTGTAGACAACCAGCATGTTCCTGAATTCGAGTGGAATCGAACCATTGTCATTCCTACGTTTGACATTGGTGGGTTCAACTTTGACATTACCCCGGAAGAGGTACAGCACCTCATTCAGTACGGGTACAATGCTGTTATGACATCAGAGCTGTCATTGAATAAGTAGGGTGTCTCCTGGCTAGGAGTGCGTCCCTTAAAGCTATTTGGAGTAAACTATGCCCGTAGTCATTACCGATTACACGAACCGCGTTTGGGCCGTAGAACAGCCTAACGATGGATACCTACATGTTGGATTCACTGGTAAGCCAGGCCCCCGGCTAACGGACGTCCTGGATTTCATTGAAACCCGCAGCAAGCAGTTTGATAAGTTCGTTCAGAAACGGAAAGTAGAGGAAGCAAAGAATGCCCAAAAGAGACGAAGTGCCCTATCTCGTGAGCCAGATGGGAACCTACAGCAAAAAAGTGGAGGGAACACCGGCACTCCTGCGTAGAGATCTGGTACTTCCAGAGGATTTGGCCGTCGGGGACAAGGTCAAACTATTCTCTCTCCCCGATGGAAAGCAATTCGTTTCCAAGGTAGAGGCCGACAGCCCCGAGGGTTTTGTTATCAGGAGACTTACTGCCGCGCACATCTACTTTGATGGGGAAATCTCAATACAGGAGGCCTAACATGTTCGGAAAAATCAAGAATTTCTTCAAGAAGGCCTGGGAGTGGGCAGAGGCCCTTTGGGAAAAGCACGATGAGATGATGGAGGAGATGGTTACTGCCGTTCTCCCCATGGTCATCGATGTTGCTTTTAGAACCGACCTTAGCGGCGATCAGAAGAAGAAGGCAATTGTAGATGCCATCATCGACAATGCCCAAGTTTCTGCCGCCAACGTTTCTCACTCGCTCCTCAACGAAGCAGTTGAAGTGGCTGCAGCTAAGTACAACATTCAGATTGGTAAACTGACTCTAGACAAGATGAATGCGTCCCGTGAAGCTGCTCTCAAGGCCGCGCGTGATTTTGCTAACAAGAAGCTCAAGATTAGTGGCACAGAAGCCGAGTCTGCAGGCGTTAATGCAGCAGTTGTTCTGACCAATGCAGATGTGGACAAGAACTAAAGCTTTCTTCAAGGAGCTTTGGAGGAGGTTGCTTTTGATTGATTGGGTGGCAGCCGCTTTAGCCATTCTCAAGGCGGCTAAAAGGGAAGATCTCCGGGTCGAGGACAAGTACATTGTGATTCGGCCGCGGATTCTCAGCGATGAGAACTACCTTCGGGGTGTCTCCGTCCTGCGCGGAGTGTTAACCCTCATTCCCCCAGCATCCATTGCCGCCCCAGTCCTTGGTCTAGGAGCCATTGGCTTCAACATCTGGAAGCGCATAGCCCTCAATGCCGAGTATGATCGTTTAGAGTATCCACCAATTGATCCCAACATGCTACGACTATCCATCGAAATGGATCCAGAACTCAAGAAGCACTACGGGTCGTGGATACTCGAACACAACTGGGATGCGGAGACTATCGCTGATCTGGAGAAGGTCTACAATGATTTCCAGTTCATTACAGACGGAAAGATGCTTCAGGCCAAGTACCCGCATGTATCCGACGACTACATCATGAGTAGGGTGCTGCTAAATAAGCACAACCTGCAGAAGAACCTAGAACAGATTGAGCAAGGGCTGTTGAAGGTTTCTCAAACACCTGAAATTGAGCACAATATTCGGGAGGCCTTTGAGACAATCAAAGAACTTTTCCCGGCTATGAACGACTGGGCCCTGTTCAATTCCGAAGGTTTTGAGGATGTAGTTGAAGTATTGGATACCATTTTCTAAAAGGAAAGAGTATGCGCATTTCCAAGTGGTTTCTGTCTTTAGCATTACTGCTGGCAGTGGCTTGTCAGACCGTAGCCCCCACTCCTTTTTTGATTGGTAGAATGACCGACCTCAATGATGAGGTAGTTCAACTCTACGTCAATTGCTCGGAAGGGGCCAACTACGTTCCTACCAAAGAGGGCTGCGAACCGGAGCTGTTGAGTGCCAAGGTAGATGAGCTTATGGCTCTCTCCGTGGATTTCATCAGCGCGGACATCAAGCAGCCCCAGGGATACGACATTTATTTGGCCACTGCCATGATCTTCTTCCGCATTGGTGAGCGGAATCTAAACGAGTACACCAAGGCGGAACAAATCGCACGTCAGTTTTTCGAAATCCAGAAAGCCCATTCGGGACGATCAGTAGACGAAGCACGTTTCTATTGGGCCTGGTATGCGGCAGCAACTGCGGCCAAACAGTATTTCGATGATCCTTTATCGTTGACCGAGGCACGAAAGGCCGATCTTCTTTTAGCCTTGGGGGAAGGAACCAGTATTCTACCTAAGGTAGAGGGGCCCCGCCTCGTACGGCTTCAAGCAGCTCTTGATACTCTCCGATTCGTCATTGCATTCATTGACGCTTTAGCAACACAACCACAATAGCGCAACGTATTTCTGCGCCCTGGAGGCGCGATGATACGGATCACCGACCATGTAGTAATGGATTGGGGAGTGGTAATTTGGGAACAAGATGGGGAAATGTTTGAACAGATCGAAGCCCTTTTGTTCAGTGGGTTAGTCATGCGACTGGATCCAATTGACTTCTTTAGCATAACGGATGATGAAGCATGGTAGTAAACAGACCAGCAAACAGACCAACCAAAGTGGTACAAACCTTCGCCAAGACAGATTGTGTTCACTATGAGGTGCGGGACGTGCCCAGTTGTTGCGGGCGCACCCACAAAGCCGGTGCTTGCTACATCAATTGGAAAGGTAATACTGGTGCAAAGACATGCAGCCTACATATGAAATGGTGCCAGTACCAACCCAAAGGAGGGAACGATGTTCATTCTACGTAACTACCAAGTTTTGACCGGTGGCACTGCTACCGTACGAAAGGTCGGAACTGCGCCAGGAAGTGACTAATGGCGCAACTCTCCATAAGATGCTGCCCAAGTTCAAGTTCTAGCTCGGGTGCCAATGCCACTGGTGTTGACATCCAACGGCTGGTCTTGGTCAGAACTGGGGGGCATGTCGATGCGAATACCACCATCGACATCACCAACCCCGGGACCGGCTGGGTAACTTTTGGAGACCCTGTTACTATTTCAGGAGCGGACGAATTTACGGAACTTACACAGGTTTTCAGGAACGGGGTCATACAATTGACCGCCGCATCCGCAAGCGATAATCATGACGTATACTTTGTCGCAGCGAGCGGAAGTATTGCGTTTGAGTACAAGCTACACACTAACGACGTCGTACAAGTATGGAAATTTAACCCCACTACAACCAGTGGGTAGTATTCGGCTTTACCCTTCTTAACCAAACAAATCTCAAAAAGGAGGTTAAGCCCTAATGAGTCCACGAACACTTACGCTTCAAAACCAGATTCGTTCGACCACTTCGGGTATCGAGTACGATGATACTCTGACTTTGCCTTTAGCAGAGACTCTCGTAAACGAAGCATTTCTTGATGACCCGACCCAAGTGTCCGGAACTCTGGTTATGGACTTGAACTTCCTGCGAACTGCTGTTCGCGACATCAAGGGAGAAACCCCTCTTTACAACTGGTATGACCCTGCCGCTACTACACCAGGGTTGATTACTCTGTCTGGTGCTCGCCAAGCCATTTCTAACCTACAGACTTTTGTCGGTTCCGGTGGTGATCTTGACACAACCCCAGACTATACCAGTACCTGCTTCATTTCGCAGAACGACCCCCTTGAGACTGCTATCAGTACTCTCGATGCGCAGCTTTGTATTGCAACAGGTACCATTTCGCAAGGACAGGAGATTCAAAAGCGAGTCCTAATTCGAACAGGCGGCCAGGTGGCCCAGAACACCACAATCAACATTAGCACCCCGGGCGCGGGATGGACGGTTTATGGTGATGACATTCAACTCACCTCTTCCGGTACCTTCATCGAGTCTGCTTCGGTGTATGTGAACGGTATTCTACAGCTAACTGCCCCTGATGCAGCGGCGGACAATGATGTCTACTGGGTCTCTTCTCCGTACAGCATTGCTTTCGAGTACAAGATTAGATCTAATGACGTTATCCAGATTTACAAGTTCCCGACTGTGCCGTAATCTTTGTAAGTCGGAGGGGTATTCCCTCCGCCTTACCCAGTAAAGGAGGAAAACCGTGGCGGAAGAGACTGAAGAGCTACGTGGGCGGGCCCGAGCTGATTTGAGAAACGAACAATTGCGCACCCTGATAGGCAAGTGGGAAAAGAAGCGAGACGAACTTTTAGATGAGATCTCTTTCCGTAAAGGTCAACTGGAACTTCTGGAGGAACTGATCAAGCAGTCCTACGAAAGAATTCTAGACGTCAACAAGGAAGAAAAGACCAGAGAAGAAGCCAAAATACAGGCCCGCCTCGACGAATTGAAAAAGCAAGCAGAGGCCGAAGAAGAAGCGCGTAGGCAAACTGAAGCCTTGTCCCTACACGAACAAAAGCAGAGGGCCGCCGCAGAAGGAAAGAGAAAGGGAAAGCCGCACCCTAATGAGCGGGCCCGAGAGCTTCACGAAAGAAAGACTACGGGCAAAAAGAACAGCGAGCAGGAGTAGCCGGTGCCAAGAACACTGATTCGAGAAGGTCAAGAACAAGACATCTCGTTTATTAGTGAGGGTGAGCTAAATGAATTCTTTGGCCAGGTTGTCATTACCGGAACAGAAGATGACACTACCGTCCTTGTGACCTTTAGTGGTCTTCATGATAACCTCGACACCTTAACTCATGGGTTAGCTGAGAATGCCACTACTGAGATTGTCCGAAATATTCCGGGACAGGTTACAGACGTAAACGTAAGAACAGTCCCCGTAACGGGGACGCTAATTCGTAGTACTTCTGTGACTAGGAACCCCAACAATCAAGTAATCACAATCGTAGAGCGACAGCATGACGCTTCTGGTACTGTTGTACAAACTTTGACCAGTACCGTAAATAGAACTAGCGGAAAAGTCACTTCTGTGACCACGGTGGAGACATAGAATGACGTTTAGAGTCGTAGAAGGTAGAATACTGGGGTTGGGTACGGTCAGCGGTACTGATGAGACTCCTCTAGCCCTATATGAACCTACCCACGCAATTCGTGTCTATCTTGAGAATCCTACCACAGTAAATACCGCCACTGTAAATCAGGTCGGCGTTACCAGTATCACCGCCAGTGGCACTACCACGAGTGGAAGTGTCAGCCTTCAGGGTATCGGAACAGTAAGTCTTCATACAAACGGGTTACCTACTAATGGTACTATTACCATTTCGGGCGGGTTGCGCTTACAAGAAACCGACGGGTCTCCTGATTTCTTTGCCCACACAATTGTTGTTACAACAGGAAGCCTTACTAACCTTGGCGGAGGGGTAGCTCAACTAAATACTGGCGGCGGTGGCGGCGGTGGCGGGGTTACCGCGCACAGCGAGCTGACTGGTCTTTCCGCGGATGATCATACCCAGTATTCGCTGGTCAATGGAGCCCGCGCATTCACCGGCACAGTGGGTGGTATCACTCCCACTTCTGCTTCTCATCTGGCTACCAAGGGCTATGTAGATGGTAGTCATAAGGCTATTACTGGGGATGCATTCATCTCCGTTACTTCTGGAACTAATGCTATTCGCCTCTCCGCAGATGCCATTGTTGGGGATTCGTTTATCTCGGTAGTTACCGGTACCAATGTCGTTAGTCTTTCTGCAGACTCTATCGTAGGTACCTCCAACAATGTTACCGTGATCTCCGGAACCAGCGCCGTTACTGTATCAGGGGTTACTACAGTATCCAGTGGTATTGCCTACATCAACGACCCAACTCGGGGCGGGAAAGCTTTGAGCGTTTCTAGACAGAACTACCCATTCAGTTATGATGGTTTGGCGGACGGCACATTTCTTGCGGCGGGCTATGCTGTCAATACGGACGCCGGGTGGTTGATTCCTAGGGATGCCACGATTGTATCCTATACTGCCTATTTCCCCAGCGGCCCTGCCGGAAAAACCTTCCAAGTTCGTAAGAACAACAGCGCCGTTACCCTATCTACCCTTAGTATCAGCGCAGGGCAGATCTACTACAATGATCAGGTCAATATTGACCTAAACCGGGGCGATAGGCTGCAGGTATTCGTAGACAGCGCCCTTCTGGGCGCACAAGATCCGACTTTCATGATTGAAGTAGCTTGGAGGTTAGCATAATGCCAGTAGCTATAGGTATTCAAAACCTTACCGGTTCCGCCATTACCATTCAAGACATGGGTATTTCTATTCCTGGTAGCACTATTCTAATCCTAACTTCTGTATTCACCCCAGACCAGTTGCGATCTTCTGATTCGCTGCTGACAAGAATCAATAACAATGAGGCGGTAATCTACGACGGGTCTTCTTCTCTATCCAAAACAAAATCTCTAGAGTTTATGAGCGGTACCCCCATCGGTACAGAGGCCGCGGCTATCACTTCGGTAGCTAGCTCGGCTGCAGCCGGAGCGTCCCCTGCAATTGTTGGAACAGGCACGGTCCTAGTTATTTCTGGCTCTAACACAACCACGATTAGCGGGGCCTTACCTGTACAAAATACCTATTTCTTTGCAGAAAGCGCCGCGCAGTCTAGTACCACTAGTTCTACATTTCAACAGAAACTACGCCTTACTGCGAGCGTGGTCACTGGAACCTACAAATTAGAATGGTATTATGAATTCAATAATTCATCTGTCTCATCCAACTTCCTGGCCCAAATTCAAGAAAACGATTCTGTAACTCTTATGTCGCACACTCAAGAGGTTCAAGACGGGGCATCTAACCAAACAAACCAAGCACACGGCTTTGCGATTAGAAGTCTAACTGGTGGAACATACAACTTCGACCTAGACTACGCCGCTGTCAGCAGCAATACTTCCCGCATTCAAAATGCTAGGTTGTTCCTTCAAAGGCTAGCATAATGGCCACATATCATTACGTTAAAATTGTCAACGCCAGCCGCCTGGCGCAAGAAATCCAGGCTAGTGGGATCACCATTGCCTTAGATCATATTTCCACAACTCCTAGCGGTTCTGATGTTGTTTTCAAAGCTACTCTATCCGCAAGCGAAGAAGATACGCTACTCAATTTGGTCGAAGATCACGATCCTGCTGATCTAGTATCGTATGAACAAGTGCTGTTGTACGCACCCAGTCCTGCTACGGGAAATGTGGAACCTGTGTGGAAAGACCCCATAGCCGGAGATGGCAAGAAAAGAGTTCTGGCCAGCCACAAGCCCATTATTCCTGGCAAAGAATCCTATAACTACTTTACCAGTGCGGGTGATTTGGGATTGGTGGTAGGTAGTGGCACGCGCTTGGCGATTACCACTGCCTCCGGGGTTGAGTTTTCATATGTAGATGTCCATTTTAGTACGGATGTAAATCCGTCTGAAAACATCTACATCTTCGGAGGAGGTATTTCGTGGGAAAATGCTGGATGGGGAGACGAAATTAGCCTAGAACTACGAACCTCTCCCACCTCAGTGGTACCTGCGGCTGTGGCGTCTGGACTAAATCTGCCTGTGGATTACAATTTGGTAGGAACGCGCATCCGATACGCAGGCCCTGGTCAGGGCACACATGCGCTGGGTGGTTACCCGAAGTGGGTTCCCAATTTCAACAAAACGGGCTACTGGGACTTGGACAAGGTGGCAATGAAAGCTCTTCCCAACGCTTCCGGAACCGGAACTTTTGATTGGTACACGGATGATCAATTTGTGGGGCACTATTTACACAACCTTCAAGTGTACAAGAACAATAGTCAGCCGATCATTATTGATGCTACCGAGTCTGCCCCCCTTCCCTACGGAATGTACGTTAGGCTTGTGGCCCATAACGTTAGCAATACTGTTTGGCGTGCCTGGGCCTTCATGAAGATGTACCGAGAAAGGTTGAAGTAATGCCAACACAAATCAAGCACAACCACGGGCTTGTCGATGCCGTTCTTGAATTGGGCTTCGACGCCGTCAAGTATTTTGAAATTACTGCCAACGGGACTGCCCAAATGCTTACGATCAGCCCCCCGGCACGAAGATTGACCCTAAGAAACGCGAGCACAACTATACCTGTCTACTTCAACCTCACGGGGGTTGATGCGACAACGGTAGTCAGCTCTACACCGGGCGACAACATCAAGCTCGGACCAGAATGTGTTTTTGAAATGGACTTTGACACTTTGACCAACATCTCTTTCATTACCGGCGGTGGTACAGCACTGGTCGAGGGGTGGTTAGGATGGAAAGGAACTGTCGGTTGCTAATTTGTGATTGACCACGTATAATTCCATAGTAAGGAGCGTATCTGATGAGTAAGCTCAATGCTGGAACTCTTGTCCTCAATCGTAGCTGGTTGGCAGTACAGATTTGTTCTGTCAAGCGAGCTATCGCTTTAGTGTACCAAGGCCATGCTAAGGTTGTGGACGCTGACGGCCGGGCTTACGACTTCGAGGATTGGTCTGAAGTTTCCCAGGTGATGACTGAGGTTGAATCCGACGAATTCATCCACTCCCCTACCCTACGAATCAAGATCCCGCGCGTAATCGTACTCATGTTCTATGACAAACTGCCAAAGCGAACGGTAAGCTTTAGCCGCAAGAACATTTTCGAACGGGACAAGTACACCTGCCAGTATTGTGGTACTCGTCCTCCGAGCAAGCGAGCGGCGCTAAAGTGGATGGAAAAGAAAGCACTAACCTTTGACCACGTGGTACCGCGTTCCCGAGGTGGAAAGACCACTTGGGACAACATTGTGACCGCATGCTACGATTGTAATCGCAAGAAGAGCGATCGTACCCCGGAAGAAATCGGTTGGAAGCTCAAGCGACGCCCTGAACGGCCTGATTGGCATCCTACCCTCAATATTCCGCTACGGATTGTACCGCACAAGGAATGGATCAACTTCTTGGATTTGGCGTATTACAACGTGGAGTTAGACAATGACAACGAAGGCGACTGAACTTTTCCAGTATCTTCGCGGGGCTGTTAGATCTGCCTATGGTATGGAAGACTTCCGTGGTAAGTCTGTTCTCTTTATCGGAATGGATCGAATTGGACAAGAGCTACTTCTCCGGCTGTGTTTGGATGAGGTTAGCCTGTTCTTTGCCGACCACCGAGTAACCAATTACTACCAGGCACACGCAGTTTGTGGGCAGGTGTCCCCGCATCGCGGGGAGCCTGTAGACATCACTGTGAATTTTGATAACAAGACTTTGGTGGTGAAGGGTAAGTCCCTACCATTGCCCAAGCTGGGGCAAGAGGCTTATACCCAGGGGATCCATGACTTTTACCTCTAAGGAGGGAGCATGGCTATCGTACTGTTAGACACCATCTCAATCTTGCAATACCGCCTAGAGTTCTTGGAAGGTATTCGCGAGATTGCAACTCAATGCAACTGGTCGCCTGGACAGGTTCAGGAGCTGCATGATTACTTGTTGGACGAAGTAATCAAAATCGACAACATGATGTTCGACATTTACGAAGAGACCGAAGACGCACAATTGGCCTATCTCACCTGGGAAGGACACATGGAAGACTTGAGGCGTTGGTTGGGTCTGATCTTGGGGATCAAGATCAAATACGTTTAGGAGAATCACATGCGTGTTCTTTTGCTAGCAAGCCTACTTACCGTAATTCTGGCTACCGCCGCGCCGGCAGGGCAGCCCAGTGGGAACTATCGAGACATGCCCCAGCAGCAAATGGCTCCTCCGGTAGTGGTGGTGCCTCAGCCAGTCCCGGCCAAGGAAGATAGCCCCCTAGTGCCTATCGTTGTGGCGGCATTGGGGGCCGCTGGTTTGGTGGGGGCAGCTTACGCCTCCCGAGGTAGAAAGAAAGGCGAGTAATGTCCGTTTCGTATTGGCAGGATACCGGACGCACCCGTCAATGGACGGACGCCCATGTGGTGATTATTGGGGCTGGACTGGCCGGCCTCTCTACCGCCTATTGGCTACACAAGCTTGATCCTACTTTGAGCGTGGCAATCGTGGACAAGGGGGTAGTTGGGCACGGGGCGTCTGGGCGTAATGCGGGTTTCATTACCTGCGGATCTACAGAACATTTCTCTCGTATGACATCCGCATACGGCGAGAACAAGGCAGAACAGATTTGGAAGTTTACCGAATACAACCACCAGTTGATTGTAGATACCTTTGGTAGGCAACGGCTAGAAAACGAATGTGAGTATAGAAGGCGCGGTAGTTGGACACTGGCAGCCACAGAACATGAGATCGGAGTTATTGGAGATACGGTAAAGAAGCTGCAGGGCAAGGGTGTTCGTGTAGAGTGGTTTGGAAAAGACATCGTAAGCAGCTGGCAGCAATGTGAGGGTTTCTACGGCGGGGCCAAGTATCTGGACGACGGGGAAATTCACCCGGTCAAGTACCTAAATCTACTTCAGCAAGAGTCGGGCGCAACTCTCTACATCAACCAAGAAGTATTCAGCTTTGAAACCGTAGGCGATCGCCTGGTAGTAAAGACCAATCAGTTTGATCTCCGAACGGAATCCGTGGTTCTTTGCACCAACGCCTGGAGCGGTCAACTTTCCTCCTGGTTCAAAGACAAGATAGCCCCTACCCGAGGACAGATCATTGTAACTGAACCTGTCGAGCCATTTTTAGAGCCCGCCTATTGTAGTTTTGTTCTCGACTATTTCCGTCAACTGGTTGATGGAAGAGTTTTGATTGGAGGTTTCCGAAATGCTGATGTTGAGCGCGAAGTTGGTTTCTCAGATGAAATCAATCCACTCATCAATGCTAAGTTGGAGGGGTTTCTACACGATCATTTCCCTCGACTCCGTGGTGCTAGGGTTGATTATCGGTGGAGTGGTGTTATGGGGTTTTCTGCGGACGGCTATCCGATGGTAGGTTCTTTACCGGAGGATTCGCGGATCTTCTACAACGTAGGATTTACCGCACACGGACTAGGTTTCACTTTTGCAACCGGGGAGCTGACAGCCAAGCTTATTCTTGAAGGACAAGATCCCGGGATTTTCAGCGGGAGAAGATTCTCATGACCTTTGACGACCTAATACGGGATGCGAAAGAACTACTGGATCTCCGCCCCGACGGGTGGACATCCAGTACCCTCCGAGACATGGTAAAGCTCGCGGAGGAAACAGGTGAAGTGGCCGAATGCATGGTCAAGTCACACAAGACCAAGGAAGATTTGGGAGAAGAACTTTCTGATGTGCTGGTTGTTGTGGGTGTCATTGCTTTGCGGGCAGGAATTGACCTGAAGGAAGCGCACCCCAAGAAGCAAGTAAAGAGAGTTCAGAAACTCCTCAAGCGGTTTCACGGAGGAACTTACCCCGCCAAACAGGTGGGATAGTAAAGTAAATGGGTAGACTTCTCAATTTACAAGGTCGAAGATTTGGGAAGCTACAGGTGCTAAAGGTTGCCGGTAGAACTACCCGCGGGGCCAGTCTTTGGAAATGCCTGTGTGCGTGTGGAAAGACAAAGATTGTTCGGGGAACTTCTTTAACAAACGGGTTGTCCAAAAGTTGTGGCTGCAACAATAAACTCCACAACCGTAAGCACGGTTTGTCGTATACTCCCGAATATAACAAAGCTCGTTTGTCTAAAAGGAAAGCACATAAAGTAGCAAATGGAGGAAGTCATACCGCGGAACAACTGCGCTATCTCCTAAAGAGGCAAAGAAACAGATGCCACTACTGTAAATCAAAATTGATAGAGTGGCACCAGGAACATAGAATTCCTCTTTCTCGCGGAGGAACTGATAACATTGAAAACATCGTTATCAGCTGCCCTCCTTGTAATTGGAGAAAGAGAGATAAAACAGAAGAAGAGTTCTACGCTTTTCTCTCTGATATCAAAACCCCTGCTTAAATAATCGCGGGTTCTTGCAGGGATCCCGTTTGTAGGAGGCAAAGACAAGATGATGTCGTATCAAAGTGATTTCGTACTATGTGTATTGCACAACGGTAGTCCCGTAAGGGAGATTGGTGGTACCGTCCATCTGCCGTTTTACAGCGAGTACAAGATTCGTGTCAAGAACAAGCATTCGTTTTTGAGGGCAAAGGCCCGCGTATGGGTAGATGGTCGACAGGTTTCTAACCTCGGAGACTTCATTCTACAGCCTAATGAGACCTTGGATCTGGAAAGGTTCCTCGATGAGTCTATGACCAACGGACGACGTTTCAAGTTTGTTCCGGTTGGCGATGGGCGAGTCAATGACCCGACTGATCCGGAGAATGGTATTATCAAGGTAGAATTCTATCGTGAGAAGCGATGGGATCCGCCGCGCATTACCCCGAGACCGATTAGACGCACCTATGGTGCCCAACCAGATTGGACTTACAATAATCAAAGCAATAGTGCCGGACCTGTTCTCACTGGCGGAGGGCGTTCCTCTTGTTCAGTAAACTACATGTCCCAGACGATCAGCAGTTCTCTTATTCCCGATCAGACTGCGTTTGTTGATGAAGGTGCTGGTGCTACAGTAGAAGGTGGGTATTCTGGTCAAAGCTTCGTGTATGGAAGTGATTTTCCGACCGAGCCCTATCCGGTAACACTACGATTGAATGTTCGCGGCTTGGAACGTGGAAATTGGGAGAACGAGTATGAGATCTCTCCTAGTCCTCGGCCACAGAAGAAGATGATCAAGTTCTGCCCCAATTGTGGAGCAAAGCGACACCGCATGGCTGACAAGTTCTGTCACCGCTGTGGTACTGCTTACCACCCGCGCTACGAAAGAGAGCGTGGTAGAATTTCACCTCGATAAGACCTTCGGTATTACCATTCCCCACCCTCTGGTAGCGAATGGTTTACGCCGTAGGTTGGCCCCTGGTCGGAGAGGGCGGCCAGGGCGCTCAAGGAGTTAGGATGTCCGAGCCTTGGAAAGTCATCGTTTGCGGAAATGAGCAATGTATGGCTGAAGCTCTGGATGATAAGGGAAAAGTCAAACCGGACTACAAGATTTATCCGGAGTACGACACCCCTGAATACACGCAGTTCACTTGCAAGAGATGCGGCCACGTTGAGACCTGGGGCGTTACCAGGCGCAACGTGGCCAAAGTACTCTATGAAAGGCTAACGAATGCTGGAATGGGTTCAAACTTGGCCTGATTGGTTGCAAACCGTATGGTTTGCGTACGTTACCTTTCACGACCTGATCCAGTGGGCGGTTATTGTCCTGTTTGGACTCACCGCCTGGGGACAACGTCATAAGAAGAGGCAGCTTGAGGAACTCATAGAACACATCCACGAGGAACTGCATAAGCATATCCGCGAGGATTCTTCGTTCCATGAGGATCTTGGGCAAAGCGGTATGACCAGAGGAGAGTAAATGTCCTTGGTGAACAAAGAGAACCTCCTGGCTGCACAACTCATGTACCTGAACAGGATAGAATTTCTACGACGAGAAGTAAACCGCGTGGTGAACAAAGGTTTGCAACTCGGAGAAGCTCACGAGCAGACAACGATGTCTGCCCTCGATGAAATTGAAAAGGAGCTAGAAGGTATTGATGAATGCCTCACACTACTAAAGCATCTCTTTAGGAGTTAGCATGGATTTGCGTTTGTATCCCTTACGGGAAGATGATTTTGATCGTATAATTGAATTGGGGGATTTGGTTCAGGGTAAGAACTACTTGAATTACGATACGATCAGCAAGATACACGGCATGAGTTATAGCCGGGGGACGTGCTGTAGTTACGTCATGTACGACCAGCCCAGAGAAAAGCGCAACTTGATTGGCTTTCGGCTAACCTACGGGCCAGGATTGTGGGTACCAGACGAATGGTGTTCAGTTGATGCGTGGGGAGTGGCACCGGAGAAGGTTTGCTACTTCAAATCCAATACCATCCATCCCGATTATCAAGGGAAGGGTATTGGTCCGGCCATGCTGGATGTTTCTATCGAGGCTGTAAAACAAATGGGTGCAGAGGCCGGGGTAACTCACATCTGGCTTGAGACTCCCAACAAGAGTGCGTATAGGTACTTCGCCAAAACCGGAGCCGAGACGCTCTGGATTTGGCCCGGCCGTTGGAAAAACGACCTGGAAACATACGGGTACCAGTGTGTGGTTTGCTGCGCAGATGGCCAAGTCAGACCTTGCCGATGCCACGCTGCTGAAATGATGTTATACTTTGGGGAACAACAATGAGTACACAAATCGTTGATGGTGTTTACGTAATCGTTTGCGATTGGGTGGATGAGGATGGAAACGCCTGCACATTAGGACGAGATGGTGGGCCGCGTATGTTTGTGGATCCTGACGCCGGCCGGAAGCCTAGCAATCATTTCCAGTGCGGCGCACATCACGGGATTCTGAAGCAGAAGGACAAGCCAGAGTTCCAGCTTCCCGAGGACCACAAGCTGAATGAGGAAGTATTGCATCCGGGACAGGAGTTTGACGGGGTTGTGGTGGAAGAGGTAGAAGATGTCGAATAGTACTGCCCCCTCCACACTGAAGACCGGTAAGTATTCAATCCAGTTTTCTGGCGGCGGTACTGCCATTTTTGCTGAAGACAAGTTTGGTGATAAGAAGTGGCTTGCAACAACCACCGATCCCGAAATGGCTATGACGATTGTCGAAGGTCTGATTTTGGTAGAACACAAACGGTTCTACCATCCCGAAACAAAACCAGTGATCAAGGATCAAGAGAATAAACCTCTTCCCCCCTTTCTCAAGAGAGGGGCTGAGAAGTCCTAGGTTCGCTTATACGGCGATATTCTGGGAGAGGGTGACCTTCAGGGTCACCCCAAGCAAGAAAATAAGGAGGGATGACCAATGGGTGGATTCTTCCTACGACCGAAGGATACGAATCGAGCTTCCAATGGGCACATCAACGCTGAGCCAATCGGCGTAGTTGGTGAGTACGAGGAAGAGTATACTGACGCGAGTGGTGTGGCAGTTCATCGCCGACGGCACCCGTCGGAGGCCACTGAGCCAAAGGGTAATGCTCCGCTACCGGGCGGTAGCTGGAGAGGGGCTGTTTCCAAGACTGGCTCGTTGGGCCGCGGAAGGAGTCGATAGTGAGTGATTACAGAGTTGTGCAGTGCTTTGGTGTAAAGAAGCGCCCGCGGAAGCCAGAGGAAGCTTGTCGTAAACGCTACCTTTGGATTGCCCGCGGTGCTTCATCAGGGAATTTTGGACGCAAAGGCGCACAAGCTTGCCCCAATTGTGGTACGCTTCCCGACTTTGATCATCCGTACAATCGCTTCCTCATGGGCTTTATTACGGAAGAACAAGCCAAAGCAGAAATGCCCGAGTACACAAAAAGTTTGCAGGACAAGAAATAACATTTGACTTTCTTGGAAATCTGTCTTATTCCTAGAATGGATGTCGGGGTTACTACTAGATCTTATCTTAACTTACACTAAGATCTTACAGAGTAGGGAAAAGAGCCAATCTTAGTCCTTACAGATTTCAAATTTGAACTCGCGCGTACTACGCGCGTACCAATGAGGGGCAGCTATGAAGCAGTATTTAGACTTGCTTAAGGATTGTTTTTACGGAGAAGAGAAAGAAGATCGAACGGGAGTAGGTACAACCAGTGTCTTTGGAAGACAGCTCCGCTTCAATCTCCAAGATGGTTTTCCTTTGCTCACGACCAAGAGGCTATTCACCAAGGCCATCATCCATGAGCTGCTCTGGTTTATCAGTGGCGAAACCAACATCCAATACCTGCAAGAGAACGGTGTTACAATTTGGGACAAGTGGGCAGATGCAAATGGTGATCTTGGTCCAGTGTACGGGTACCAGTGGCGGCACTGGCCGACCTACAAAGAAATCGAAGACGGGTTGTTCGTTCCCGGGCGAGAACTTGATCAACTCGATCAGGTGATCAAAGACATTCGGAAGAACCCCAGTTCCCGTAGGCATATTGTTACGGCTTGGAACCCAGTGGATGTACCAAATATGGCTCTTCCGCCCTGCCACCTGTTGTACCAATTCTACGTGGCGAACGGGCGACTTTCTTGCCAGACGTACCAAAGAAGCTGTGACGTTTTCCTGGGAGTACCCTTCAACATTGCTTCCTACGCCCTTTTGACCATGATGGTCGCGCAGGTTACAGGATTGGTACCCCATGAGTTCATTCACACCTTTGGTGATGTACATCTGTACAAAAACCACCGGCCCCAGGCGATTGAGCAGTTATCCCGTGACCCTCGTTCGCTTCCTAAAATGATCCTCAATCCCGGCGTAAAGGAGATTGATCAGTTCAAGTTTAGTGATTTCCAGTTGGTGGGGTACGACCCTCACCCAGCCATCAAGGCGGAGGTAGCGGTCTAATGCTCTTGTCTCTTATCGCAGCGTATGCCAAGGATAGTGCGGGTGCGCGAGTGATTGGTTTGAAAAACCAACTGCCTTGGCATTTCCCACATGATCTGGAACGCTTCAGGGAGTACACGCTGGATTGTGCGATCATCATGGGGCGTAAGACCCATGAATCAATTGGACGTGTTCTTCCTCGACGCGATAATATCATTTTGACCCGCCAAGAAAACTACCGGGTGAAAGGTGCTTCTGTTTTCTCGGACTTGGAAGAGGCATTGCAGTTTGCCTCCACGCGCAACAGCGAAGCTTTTGTGATTGGTGGTCAAGAACTATACGAGCAAACTTTGGCGCGCGCTGATCGGCTCTATCTGACCTCGTTCAAGATTCCGGGAATCGAAGGTGATACCTATTTTCCTCCGTTCCAATCCAATCAATACAAGTTGATTTACATCGAGCGGAAGGACATTAGTGGGGATTGTTTTAGGATCCTAGAGAGAATTCGTTATACCGCCGCCCAGCAGGCGGGTTCCGAAGCAACAGCCTACTCTTCTATTACTGGGATGGATCAGGTGCCCGCTGCGGCCGCCGGCCCGGGCCAGGATGAAGTTGTGGACGATGAAGACGAAGAAGTTCCGGTTATTTGGGAAGGGGGATATGTTCTCTAATGGTAGAATTTAGAGCGGTCGTCAATATCAACGAGCAGGGCGAGATTGTTTGTTTCTGCTCTCTAGAAGAAGCTATGCGGGGTCAATGCTTATGCCAGAATAAGTACGATTGCCCTGAGGCGATTATCAGTGTCGAAACTCTTCCTGGTACTAGGCCATCCGAGAAAGGTGCTAAGCAAATTGTATCGGATACAGCGCGAGTAGCCAAGGAAGTTACCAAGATCAAAGAGGGCCTGTCTAGGTTGGAACAGGCTGTACGGAAAACCAAGTTCAGACTTTAGGAAAGGGGAACCTATGCTGATCGTAGGCTTTGGAACTACCGCCCAGGTGGGCAAGGATACCGCAGCGGAATATCTTGAGAAGAAATACCCGGGACGCGTGAAGCGGGTAGCGTTTGCGGACAAGTTGAAGAAGATTGCAATGGATCTTTTCGGTTTGAGTTGGGAGCAGTGTTATGGTTCCCAGCAAATCAAGGAAACAGTAGACCCTCGTTATGGAATGACGCCGCGAGAGATTCTCCAAGGAATTGGAGAAAAGATGCGGCACGTATTTCCGGATATCTGGGTAGATACGGTATTCAATACTACCATTCCGGAATATGCCAAGCAGGGTTTTGACTGCTTTGTCATTTCGGATGTACGCTACCCCAATGAAGCCAATAAGATTCACGCTGTTGGCGGGGCGGTAGTAAAGGTAACGCGCAAAGGAAGCGGTGTAACGGTGGGGGCTTCCCATTCTAGCGAGACCTCAATGCAGGATTACAAAGAGTTTGACTTCATCCTTGAAAATGATGGCGACTTCCAGGAGTATTTTTGGAAGCTTGACGACCTAATGAGGAGGTTGAACTACAATGGTGGAGAGGAGAGATAAGACAGATACTTCCGGGCGAGGGCTCGGTCACTCTTGGGCTGATGATAACGTAGAACGTGGGGCACCAGACGCAGACTTTCAGAAGCGCCGCCCCACTTATCCCATCGGCGACGACCCCCGGGGCCGAGAGATAGACTTTGAAGACACCTCGGGTCGGGAATCATATGGTTCCAAGAACGAAGTATTCCGTGCATATCGAGGGCAGGCCCCAATCGAAGGCCAAGAATACGGTATGCCCGTTCGGGCTGGTAAGATCTACAAGAGGGTCCAGGATATTCGTCCTGAAGTGCCTGATCGGAGTATTAAGGCTGAGTACCACGCGGCTTTGCAAGCAGGACAATCCGCTGAGCTAATCTCGACCAACTTCGCGGCTTTGATGCCAAGACCTACGATTTCTTCCCCTACCCCGGGCGCAAGCTTTAGCCCGGGCGCTACGATGGAAGTCGTAGCTCCAACAACTGCCCTTCGAAACATTCACGCAGCTGTCTTGGAAATCAACGGACTGGCCGTAGAGCGTAGGGTGTTAAATCGTCGAGATCAAGATTCTACTACGGACTACGAGTTTCGTTTCTTCTACAAGATTCCAGCTAACCAGGCGTTAGGACCGATGACTGTTACGGTGCGCGCCTTCAACATGGAATCCTCTTTCCAAGGCGTGATCGCAGACGATGCTCTCTTTACCACCAGTGCTCAGACCGGACTGGGTAGTGCAGAGCACTTTCGCCCAGGTTCAGCTACGTCTTCGGATGGGTATCAACTTCAGCTAGATGATACTGGTATTCTTCGACAGCATGTCGGCATGGTTAGCATTACAGTTAACATCGTGTAAAGGATGAAAGATGGCAAAGCCTAAAGCGAAGGGTTCGGTAAACGTAGACGCGGTAAAGCGTGAAGTTCGAAAGATGATAAAGGAACAGGACGCTAAAACGTCTACCCCTAAGGCTCGTTCTTCGATTCATCGGGAAAGCCCCCTCGAACAAGAGATGGGAACTACCAAATACAGGCAGATGATCCACGACCACAATGAGAAGAACAAGCACATTCTAGACCGTTTACCTTTTACTTTTCCACCCAAGAAGAAGATTCGTTCGCACCTCAACGTGTTGTTAGAGTGCCCTGAGTGTGGGGCAGAGAAATGGGGGAGCGAACACACGGTAGGCTTTGTTTGTAGCAGCTGTAACAAGTATGTCTCTGCCAAGAACTCCGAGGCAGAAAGTAGGGGATACGACCCAGATCTGAAAGTCGGAATTCGCGGTACTGCGTCTGATAAGTTGCGAATGCTTGAGGAGAGGGACAAGAAAAAAGGCCAATAGGCTTGCGAAAATCCAAAAAACCTTGTATAATTGGAACAGGTTGAGAAGGAGCCTATCATGTCTGACGAGAAGAAGCAGTGGCACTCTTGGGTGATCAAGCGGAACCGCTTGGACAATGTAGTTTCCTACATCAAGGAAAACTGCCCCGAGATCGATAAGTTTTTCTACCCCTTCATTAAGAAGGAGTACCAAACCAAGAAGGGTGTTACCCGAATCAAGGACATGCCCCTTTACGAGGGTTATTTGTTCTTGAGGTACCACAGCCATCCGCAGGTTTTTCACAAGCTTAGCCAATACCCCCAGGTTACGACTTACTGCGGGCCCGTCTCTGAAGTGGAAATCGAGAAGATGCAGGCCGCACAGGGGAAGCTGATTTCGGAGTTGAAAGCCAGCCGTTTCAAGCAGGGCGATACGGTCATCCTCAAGGATGGCCCGTTCAAGGGTTGGGAGGCCAAAGTAGTCTCCCTGAACGGGACGTCCGTAAAGGTGAAGATTGACGCTGTGATCCTGGGATCTGCCGTCCAAGAGGTAGTTTATCCCGAGGAACAGCTCGAACGAAAGACCGAACTACAGAACTCCGAAGTGCAGGACATCCTCTAAAGAGAAAACACACATGTCAGGAAAACCTGGAAGTAGCGGAAGACGTCCTGGATTCAAGCATTCCGACGATACCAAGCGGAAAATCGCTGATTCGTTGAGAGGCATCCCTCTCAGTGAAGTGCGTAGGGACAATATTGCCCAAGCTAAGGCGGTGTATGATTTAGACGAGAAATGTGTCCGCCGGTTCGAAGAATTGAAGGCTAACTATCCGGATCAAGAAGAGTTTTTTGAGGAGAACGAGGCGGATCTCCTTTTTGCCATGCGTGATGTGCGCACCGAAAAGGAACTGAGTGACATTCGTAAGAAAGTAGAGAATGCTGTACTCAGACCAGAAGAGCCGTACCAATACTCCAGTAGCTCCTGCTACGCAGCCGAAGACGCGATGATCGCGCTTCTGGACTTTAAGCGCTACATACAAAAACTCCACTAGAGTACCAAAATCATTTTAACCAGCTGCCCTACTTAATGAGGGGGACGCTGTCTAGGCTTTCCCCTTTTTTTTGGTACTACGAGGATTAGGAATGGTCGATAAGCCAAAAAAACCACAAATTGACATCGACGAACTTGCTCGCAGGGGCGAGGAAGATCCTAAATCCAAAGCGTGGAATAACCCTAATAGCCGCAAGAATCTGAGGCAGTACCAAGAGCCGATCGTTCCGGAAGTCATCTCCGGGGAACTGGAAGACGAAGAGAGCGATATCTCCCAGATTGTTATAGGGCGCAAGCTAAGCCCCGATGTAGTCAGAAAATTGATGCCCCAGAGGGGAGTTCTTACCGCCGCCGAAAAAAAGCGGTATCTAGGGGTGGTGCAACAATTTCTGGCAGATTTCAAGACTGAAGAGCCCACCGCTGCTGACATTGACGACATCTTCGAAATAGCGGAAAGCGATATCATGAAAACCCGGCTGTTATCAGCCGCCAAAGATAGTCCCGATGCTATCGTCAACATCAACCAAGCGTTGGAACGTATCTATAAGAGAAAGCAGACTGCCAAAGAGAACCTATCCGCCCGCCGATCTGATCGGAAGGACGCCAGGGCTTCTCAGGACATCAACATCGTTGATCTCGTGGTCCGCTACGACCTAGAACAGAAAAGACGAGACGAAGAACGTGTTGCTGCCCTACTTGCGGAAGAAGATACCGCCGCAACTAAGCTCAACGAGGTCCTGGAGAAGGACGGATACTAATCTTGCAGAGTCTGCTGGAAGATCCAGACTTTCTCTCACAGTCAGATGAACTCGTAGAGTTCTATAGACAATATCCCGAAATCGCAGCCGAAGACCTTTTGAGAGTCAAACTTAGTTCGATTCAAAAGGTGGTCTTGAGGTCTATGTGGTTTCGGGACTACGTCATGGCCATCATGTGCCGAGGTGCTGGTAAGACCTTCTTACTGGCTGTCTTTTCGTGTTTGAAGGCTATGCTTTATCCGGGACATCGTGTTGGACTTCTAGCCCCCACCTTTCGTCAGAGCAAGTACATCTTTGAGGAATGTGATAAGCTTTATCACCGCTCCCCTGTTATGCAGGCAGCCTGTGAGCGCAAACCCACCTCTGCCTCGGATAACTGCTACATTCGTTTCAAGGCCGTAGGGGCCAAGAACCCGTCTGTAATTCAAGCTATCCCCCTGGGCGACGGTACTAAGATCAGAGGTTCGCGTTTCTATACCATCCTTTGCGATGAGTTTCCTCACATTCCAGACGAGATCTTCAACATGGTCATCCGTCCGATGGCCGCCACCCTTGCTGATCCCATGGAGAACGTAGCGAAGGTTGCTCGTCAGAAGGAACTGTTGGAACGAGGGTTGATTACCCAAGCCGAGATTGATGCTGACACCGCGACCAACCAAATCATCATTACGTCATCTGGTTACTTTACGTTTAACCACATGTACAAGTTGTATTGCGCTTATCGTGAGGAGATGAAGAACGGCAATACCAAGTACGCCGTTTATCGCGTGCCCTATTGGCTTTTACCCGAAGGTTTCTTGGATAACAAGTCAATCGAAGCTGCTAAACGAGAAATGTCCAGCCTTGAATTTAGGATGGAGTATGAAGCGGCCTTCATTCCTGATACCGATGCTTTCTACAAAGCTTCCCTACTAGAGTCTTGTTCTAAGACTGGCTTCTCTACACGGGTTGTGGGAGAGCACGGAAAGACTTATTGTTTAGGT